CCACTCCTTGAGGAGCGTCATCGTCATATCGTCAGCCGCCTCGCGGTTGGTTTCCGTGGTCTTTAAGATGGGCAGCCCCAGGTCTTTATACAGATAATTCTTGAACGCCTGCGTGGAGCAGTTCGCGCCGATGTTCACATCGCCGATGATGAACTCGATCTCCCTGCGGATGCGTTCCATCTCGTTTTCAGCCTCGGCCTTGCGCTCCTGCATGAGCGGGAGGTTGACCGGGATGCCGTTTGTCTTCATGATGCCGAGGTACACGGCGGTCGGGCTTTCAATCTCCTCCACAATGTACCTGTGTTTCGGAAGGTAGCGGTCGAACCAGTCGTTGAACTTGTGATAGAGCCGAAGGGCAAAATCGGAGTCGGCGGAGCCGTAGCGCACCGTCTCGACATCATTGCCGTCCAGCTCGTCAAAGTGCTTTCCGTCCGTGACGCTCGAAAACGAAGGGAGCGGTTCTCCGAACAGTTCCTCCGCCAGCCGTTTCAGACCGCTCTCGTTTAGCTTGCGGAACTCGTATATGCTTTTAAGGCTCATCTGTGACGCACAAATCGTGTCGTACACGGGAGCCTGGATCACGATGTCCCTCGCATACGCCATCGAGGATTCAAAGGCAATGTTGTGGGCAATCTTTATAAGCGTTTTATCCATGAGGAACGCCGTAAGAAATGCGAAAAAGGCGTCCCTGCCTATGTTGGTGCCGACACGGTGGGCAACGGGGACATACACGCCCGTACCTTCCTTCACGGAAAAGGAACAGCCGACAATATGAGCCTTCGCAGGATCGAGCGCGGCCTTGTCCTCCTCGCGGTACGGATCGTCGGGAGCAGTCTCGAAGTCGAAAGCGACAATACGGCTGCCTCCGATGTAATCCTTTATCCCGTCCACTGTGGTCACACATTTATATTCTGTATTCATGCGCAATCACTCCTATGGGAAATACCCGGAGGAGCATATTACCCCTCCGGGCTTGTTCGTGTGCTTTACTTCAAAGGTTCGATGATCTCGCCCGTTTCGGGATCGACCAGCGGCTCATCGTCAATGAGGGACGCCGGAGTAAGGTTCGCGGCATACGCCTTGACCGTTTCCGACACGCCCACCACGGCGTTCCTCTCCTCGGCTGTCAGCATACGCTCGAATGAAAACACCGCCTGGGAAAATGCGATGCCGGATGCATTAGTAGCTTTCTTCAGCGTGATTTTCGTGACCACTTGGTTCAGCTTGCGCCCGCGGGAAAGCTGGCTCTTCACATAGTTCGTGAATGACTTGAGCGACCCGGTCGGAAGAGAAAGCGTGATGGGGAACAGTTCTCCTTCGCGCAGAATGTAGAGCATACGTTTGTTTTTGCACAGCTTGCTCTGACCATCTCCGCTGCCGAATTTGTTATAGGGGCAGTTTACGCAGTTCCCGCCGGGAACGCCGAAGCCCATCACACCGTCAAAACTGCCGCAGTCGGGAGGATTGTTGCCGCCCGTGTATTTATCGCGGTAGTATGCATAGGCAGGATGGTTGTAGACGATAACGCCGGTGATATCCTTCACCATTTCGGACTCATTGCTCTCGGCAGAGGGGATCTCAAACGCCGTGCCGCCACCCGCAGGCAGCTTCACGCGGTCGAAGGAAAACTCAAGCCCCTGGCAATCGTCCGCCATAGCCTCGTTCAGTACGTCTCTGTTCGCAAGTGCAGCGAAACCCTCGTTCACTGCGATTTCGGTGTTCTTCTTATCTGACATGGTCAATGTCCTCCTAATGAAATGAAATTAGTTGTGGTTTTTGCGTTGCTGCAGTGAATCGGTGTTCCTACGACTTGCGGATGCCGACCGACACTTTTTCGTAAGTGCTGACGGTATCGCCGAGCCATGCCGGGACATCCTCGCCCGTGGCTTCCCGCTGTTCCTTGATGAACGCCGCGAGAGTGTTTGCGTTGACCGTCTCCACGACCAGGCTGCCGTATCCGTTTTCCTTCAGAGCCTGCATCATCTCGTCCTTGCGGCCTGATGCCGGGGACGCGAACAGCCTGCTCTTCAAGTAGAACGTGCTGCCGTTACGGGAGAAGCGGTCAAGTTCGGCTTCTGTCATGGCATCGGAGAGATGCTCGTCCAGTTCGGCGATCTCCGCACCGAGAGCCTTGGTCTGCGCTTCGAGGTCCTTCTTCTGTTCCTGCAGAGTCTTGAGCCTGTCAGCCATTTCAAAGATTTTTGTGTTCTCCATCGGTGACTACCTCCTTTCACTTACTACCGAGAAATTCAACCCCCTGTGTGAAAGGTCAGTTCTTAAAGGGATTTTTACCCTTGCGGTAATCGTCAACGAGCATCTTGGCAAGGTTCAGCTTCTGCCGGAGCGCATATAAGACCTTGCGGTCGATCGTACCCCTGCATACGAGGTAGATGTAGTGGCAGTTCTCTTTCTGACCCGCCCTGTGGATGCGCGCCTTCGCCTGCTCGAAATTGCTCATACTGTAATCAAGGGAATAAAAGACCATCGTGCTTGCCGCCGTGAGCGTGATGCCCAGACCCGCCGCCGCAATCTGCCCCACGAACACGCGGCACCTATCGTCATACTGGAAGCGATGGATTTCGCTGTCGCGGTCCTTCACGCCGCCTCGCACAACGGCGTAGCCGACCTTTTTCTTTTCAAGAAGCTCCTGGATATCGTCCAGTTCCGGCACAAAACGAGCCATGATGACGAGTTTCTTATCTTCAGCCATAGCGGAATCGATGATGTCGGAAAGAGCGTCCAGCTTGGCGCGGCTCACGGTATTGACCACGCCATCGTCATCGGTAAGATGTCCGCCCGTGATCTGCGACAGGCGCAGGAGCCTTGTGAGGATGTTCGCCGTGGTCACCTCCGACTCGTCCAGTTCGGCGTAGCTCTCGTCCTCGATACTGTCGTACAGTTTTATGGCGTCCTTCTCCAAGTCCACGGTACGGACTTCCTCGGTGATCGCCGGAAGGTCGAGGCACTCCGCTTTCGTCACGCGGTACGCCACGGAATGGAGCCGTTTCAAAAAATCGTCCGTCATCCATTTGCGGAAGATCGGCGTGTGGTTGCCGTAGCCGCCCATGTCAAAATACTGGTTGCGGAAGGCGTAAAACGATGTGCCGAATATCTGCGGATTAAGGAACCGGTACTGCGAGAACACGTCCAGTTCGCGGTTCGTGATGACCGTACCCGTGAGCAGCAGCTTATATCTCGCCTTATCGCCGATGTGGTGCATCCCCTTGCTCTGGGAGGTGCGGTTCTCCTTCAGCTTGTGCGCCTCGTCCGCGATCACCAGGTCGGCGTTATACGCCAGCAGTTCCTTTTCGAGCCGCCACGCCGATTCGTAATTTACGACCACGACCTGCAAGCCCTCGTTCGGCAGCTTTGCAAGCTGCTCCTTCTTCTTCGCAGCCGTACCCTTGAGGATGGTCATGGAATACGGGAAGTCGGCGAACTTCTCAAATTCCTCCTCCCATACGCCAAGGATGGAAAGCGGCGCGACCACCAGCACACGGTTGACCTTTCCGTATTGGTACATACATCCGGCAACGGCGATGCTCACTATCGTTTTGCCCGTTCCCATTTCCATCAGAAGTGCCGTGCCTCGGCTCTTGAGACGCTCGTCAAATACACCGAACTTGTCGCAGGCAAAGGCAAACGCCTTTTTCTGATGGTCATACGGAGCCGCCTTGATCGGCATCATCAGTTCGATGTTCTCATTCATTGCCGTCACCCCGCATTTCCTTGATCTCGATGCCCTGCACGGATTCACCCGGCGTCAGCACGAGAACCTCGCAAAATTCTCCGAAGAGAAAGGTGAGCAGCCTTTTCGGAATGCTCCTGTGTTCGCTCTGCAGGACTTCCTGCTTATGTCCGTTTCTGTCGGCGATATTGATTTTGATTTTGTGTTTCAGTTTCATAGGTTCGTCCTCCTGTTCCTGATCTGCATTGCTGCGGAGGATGGATGTATTTCCTTCCTCACTCACTACCGGGAAATTCAACCCTCCGAAGAGGTGCGGCCGGGGAGGACTCCGACCGCCGTATGCGCCGCCGCTCACGGCTCAGTCCTTCTTCGGGTACTTGTGGCGTTTCACACGCTCGACCCCGAAAGACTTAGCCACCTTGTCGATGATTTTGTTTTTGCGGTTGGTCATCGCCGCGGAGGACGGCAACTTTCCCGTCTGCTCGGCTTCAGCCTGGCGCATCTCCTCAAGCGGAGTACCCTTGCCGAAATGCTCGAAGAAGAAGTCCTGCTGCGACTCGGTGCATTCCTCGTCAATGACGCGGCGGGCTTCCACCGCCTGGGGGTTTTCCGGCTCCGGCTCGGCGAACATGGCGTCTTCCGGGCTGCCGCCCTTGTCGGCGATCATGTCCCAGGGATCGACCGCGTCCTCGTTGTCGGGATCGGCCTTATAGCTGTTCACCTTTGCGTCAAACAGGGGATCGCGCAGTTCGCTCTCGTAGCGATCCTGCAAATCCATGTCGTGGTCGGACTCATCGAGCATGATGGTCAGTTCGAGCGACAGGTCTTTTCCGACCTCAAGCCTCTGCGTTACCACGCACTTCGCGTCATCGTCCCAGCGTTCGTAGCAGTAATACTTGCCGTCCGCCGTCAGATAACAGGTACGGTTGGGATTAAACCCGCTCTTGCGTTTCTTTGAATCTTTGTTTCTTTGCATGAAAATGACTCCTTTCAGATTCTTTGGAATCCGCAGGAGCCGTTTTCATCCGTAGAGACAAAGCAAAACGGCTTGGATATAGTTCACCCATAATGAGTTTTGAACTAATCCAGGCCGTCAAGCAGCTCTGCGGATCTCAGTATGAAATTGTGACTTATGCCGCCTTTTTCCGGCTCTCGACCTTAAAATCGTGTACAGCAACTCTCGTAATGATTGTTACTATGTCTTGTCGCTCAACAGTAAAAGTTTCACCAATCGCAAGAACTGCACTGGTTTTATTTCCCTTATAGAGGCACTCCACCAATCCTGTTTCGGGATTTCCCATACACGCTAATCGGCCAAGACAATCGTGGAATGGTATCACCCATCGCATCCTCCTTTCCCAAATAAGTAATAATCATCAACTCCACAATTTAGCTGTTACGCTTATATGCGTACTTTGTTGGTAAAAAAAAGACTCTTACCACATTGCTGCAGCAAGAGTCACAATAAGCTGCATTCTTCAAGACGTATTTCTACAGACTGTTTGGACACGCCATAAAAGTCCGCCAGGGTGCTGATAGCTATCCTGTTGTCCTTGCCATATGATATGCCAAGATGTTCTGCAGCTTCAATAAAAGTATTCTTCGGCATCAGAATCCTTGGTGCAATCCCGATGGCTTGCGATTCCATGATGTTTTCTTCGTCCTTAGATTCTGGCAACTGGTCAACATGACACTTACAATAATTAGCGTATCTCGGGAGGGACAGCTTCTGCATTTTATAATAATAACGATGCTTGTACCAATGAACACACTCATGCGCAATAGTGTTGTTTTTACAACCAGTATTCGTCTTCTTAACTGCCTCCGGATCAATCAGTACTGTCTTCGCCTTAAAGATCCTGGTATCGTATAGCCTCTCATCAAGATCATACACTTCTACGGCTCCATCAGTGAAAATCGTCATTCCATAAATATCAAGTTCCTCTGATAGGCATACATAACGAACATCCAACCCAAGTCCTGTCCTTGCAATTTCTTCAATCGGAACAGGCATTGGGTTTTTTAATGCATCTGGATAGAATTGCTCCAGAAACTCGTACGCGACCTTGTCGTATTCGGCTGGTGGTATATATGGTACGAGCTTACGACCGTTGTAATCCATTATTAGCCTCCGTTTCTCTTGTCGATGATTTTGTTAACTTCTTGCCAGAAATCATCTCCAAGTCCCTGACTTTTGGCCCTGCGAAGTGCAGCACGTGCATTGGGGAGAGCTTCATCCATAATGTACTCAGGTAAATCAGGAGATACCTGATTACGTTCCCTTCCTGCAAGATCGAGCATTTCCTCGCGTTCTTCTTCACTCAAGTTTAAAACTGTCGCCAGTGCTTCCAATCCTTCAATATCCGGCGGATTTCTCCGGCCTTTGATAATATCGGAAAGATAGGTTACAGATACTCCCAACTTGTCTGCAATTGGTTTTAGCTTGACATCCTTTTCAAGGCGCTTTTGTGCGATGAAAGCTCCAAATTCACCTGCCATTTACTTTTCCTCCTTTCGCAATTACGCTTATAAGCATAATTGTATTATAATTGATTCTTCGGAAGATGTCAATAGATCCGCGGATTTTTATGAAATTATCTTCACTTGATTTCGAGCATTATATTTGAAAATGGGCATTGCAAAATCAAATTCAATGTGTTATAATAGCCTTGTTGAGATACACGAAGGAGATATGACTATGCCACAACGCGGAGGTAAAAGGGAAGGATCAGGGAGAACCCCACTTCCCGAAAGCGAAAAGAAAATCGCAAAGACCATTTACATAACACCCACATTACAAAGTGAAATTGATAAGTTTGCAAACGGGAACAGTTTTTCTGAAAAGTGCATTGACCTTATAAGTTCTCAGATTGCACGTAGAAAGCGCACACAAGACAAAACCGTTAAATTTATAGACCTTTTCGCTGGGCTCGGGGGAATCCGCATCGGCTTCGAGAGCGCCTTTAGAGAAAAGGGATTCGATCCAGTCTGTGTTTTCAGTAGCGAAATAAAGGAATACGCAATTAAAGCATATAAAAATTACTTCAATGATGAAGAAGTTGCTGGAGACATCACGCAAATATCTGCAGCTGATATTAAAGATTTCGATTTTTTACTTGCCGGATTTCCATGTCAGCCATTTTCAGCTGCCGGATTAGGACTCGGATTCGAGGATACACGCGGCACACTTTTCTTCGAAATCGAGCGCATCCTAAAAGAAAAACAGCCATATGGTTTCCTATTAGAAAATGTTGAGGGACTAATTAACCACGATGACGGTAGAACCTTATCTATCATCATTGATCACCTTAAGAAACTCAATTACTATGTTTCCTACCGGTTAATAGACAGTCAGTTTTTTGGTTTGGCACAATCTCGAAAAAGAGTATATATCGTAGGTACAAAAGATGCCCACATATCACTGGATAACTTTGAAGAACACACTTCCGTATTTGGTGATATCATGGAACATGGGCTACCTACCGTAGATTCCGAATTCACAAGAAAACTGTTTGCGCACTTTACTCCAGAGCAGGTTGTGGGAAAAGCAATCAAAGATAAGCGCGGCGGAACCGATAACATCCATAGTTGGGAAATTGGATTAAAAGGAAACACCACGAAAGAGCAATCTGATTTCTTAAATCTTCTACTACTTGAGAGAAGGAAAAGGAAATGGGCTGCAGAAATTGGAATCGATTGGATGGACGGAATGCCACTCACCGAAAAGCAGATTTCAACATTCTATCAGCACGACAATTTAAAGGGTTTCCTCGATGAACTTGTTGATATGGGTTACCTAACACTGGAACATCCCCGCAAGAAGCAAAACGGCAGGCGTGTGCCAGATGAATCAAAGCCTAAAGGTTATAACATTGTCGCAGGTAAGCTTTCTTTTGAATTTACTAAGATCCTCGACCCAGCAGATCTCGCACCAACATTGGTCGCAATGGATGTCTCACATTTGGGCGTTGTTGATAGTGATGGCCTACGTAGGCTTTCTATTAGGGAAGGGCAGCGGTTATGTGGTTTCCCTGAAGATTATGATCTTTCTTTTCTTAAAGAAAGCGAAGCATTTGATCTGCTTGGCAACACAGTATGTATACCAGTAATAAAAGCCATTTCAGAACGGTTGGCCGATATATATGCGAACTAAGCATTACCACAGAGGCGGACGCATCCAATGCGCCTGTCTCTATATTTTTTGTATTCTATATGAAGCGGCATTTACAAGCCACTCCTCACCATTGAAAATAGTTTCGTATGGATTCCTGATAAATTCCGGTTGATATCCTGGTTCTCCTATTCGCGCATAATCAACCAAGCAAAGTAAATATTTATCTGCTTTAATCCTTGCAACATCGGATTCGTTTTCTGACCAGAAAAAATGAGGGAATCCAATATAGCACTTCACTTCAATGAACCGATCATAATGCTCAGTTTCATAACTCTCATACGATACTATGTCATACCCGGCTGCAACATCAAAATCAGAAATCCGCTTTATCTTCTGCGCCATTTTGGGGAGACGCTTCTTCTCAAGTTCCAATACAAATTCCTCAGCCTCCAGGCCTCGCTTGCTTTGGTCTTCCTGTTGTTTTAATAATTGCTCAAGAGTGAATTTCTTTCTTCGGTTATGCAATTGCTCAGTCCAGTTAGACTCATAGTCTCCCGTAACACCTATTTCTCCGTTCTCTTCCTTGTTAAGAGCACCTGCCATAATAAGAAAATTTCGAATAGCTGCATATGCAAGAGGAAACGCAGACCGTTTAATTGTTAAATGACCTTTTTCTGCATCAAAACCCGTGGCATCCTTATCAAAAATGCCGTCTTCTACGAGCCTACTAATGCTCAATGCTACTAACTGATTAATTTTGGCATCGCTCTGTTGCTCCGAAAGCACATTTAGTGCTGGTAACGGGATAACGGTATCTGTGGTTGTATCGACCAATCTTAGATACTCAAAAAACGCTACTGCTCCAGGGCAATTAACTATAATATTGTTTTCCAGGGCACATCTGTTCCGTATCTCGTCCCTGCTGATTTTATCCTTGCCAGCCAAAATCGAGATAAGAAACAGAATGCCATCAATATTCCCAATGGAATTACATCTTTTTAGTTCTGTTAACATACTCTGCTATCAAAGCCTTGATATCATCATCTCCAGTTTCTAATCCTGCATTCTCGAACAGCGGGATTGGCATACTCTCGATGATATCTCGAAGCCTTGTCTCCTTCTCGATTAATCTATCATGGATCACTTCATCAATAGACTCTTCAGATAACAAATAATAATAATTCGTCTCTGTTTCCGGTTCTAAACCATATCTATGAATACGATCCTTTGACTGTATAAAATGCGCCGCATTAAAACTCCTCTCCATATAAATGGCGTTATGGCAAGCCTTATGCAGCGAGATTGACTCAGACACCGCAAATGGATTTGCAATAATAACCTTAAAGGCGGAGTCCAGATTATTAAACTCTGCTATGATTTTCTCTCTGGTTTCAACTTCATCTTCATCTTCATCACCCGTAGCAACTGGAGTAGCACCATACAACGTTTTACATGGGATTCCACATGAAAGCAGGTACTTTTCAAAATCAAGTATGTTTTTTATATAGATTGCCCAAACTACAACCTTCCCGCCGTCAGCAACAATCTGTTCGATAAGTTCCCGAGCTTTAATAAATTTTGCAGGTGTTTCCAACTTAGCATACTGCAAAACATCTGAGATCAATGATGTATCTTCAGATACTGCATTTGGATCAAATCCCTCGAAGGATGCAAAATTCTTAAGCGGCATACTAAGAAGGCTCGGATTTGTTGCTGCTTGCATCATCCGAAGCAGACGCGCTTTAACTAAATCTTGCCTGAACCAGTTGTCTTTGCTTGAAACAATATCGTTCATATACTTCTTTTCTATTACATCGTATATTCTACGCTGAGTTTCTCCCATAGGAACAATAATCGGTTCATGCTCTGTCGCTTGTGGTATACCAAGGTCGCTCTTTTTTATGCGGATGAAAAATGGTTCTATTGTCTGTAGTAAAGTATCTACACGCGGATCACTTATTGCTTTGCTCATGTCTTTAAGCTGGTATACTTCAAAGGGTATTATCTTTTTGGTGGGCCAAATGAATTTATAAAGATTATACAAATCTTCGTAGCCATTTGGTGCTGGTGTACCTGTCAGCACGACCCTTGATGAGCAGTATGATGCAATCTCTAACACTCCTGCAGCGGTCACGCCACCGTTTGTGTTTTTAATTTTATGTGCTTCATCTAATACAACCATCACCTTGTTATTTTTAAGGAAATATATCAGTTCATCTTTTAGCGCTGACACTGATGCGTATGAGAGTAACGTGATTCTTGCAGGATTAAATGAATACAGATATTGCTTTTTCTCTTCAATCGGGACTTTCCCATTCAGCCTTCTTGTTGACGGCTTTTCTCCAAAACACTCTTCGTATTCAAATTCCCAGGGACCAAATGCACTCAAAGGAGAGACAATCAATAATCGATCCACATATTTTTTGTCTTCTTGCGGTAGATTTGACAAATAAGCAAAAGCCCCATAGACAACGCTTGTTTTGCCCGCTCCTGGCACAGAGAAATTACACGCATTCTGTGAGAAGGCGAGGTGATATGCAGAAAGCAACTGTAGTTTATACAGACTTCTATTAGACAGATTTTTGCTTACAGAATCAACAAACCGCTCAAAATCATCTTTATCACAATGATTATCTCTGATTAGACGAGCCTTTTCTGCAAATTCCCCAAATTTTTCCTCTTCAAGCGCGTAATTGGTTACTGCCTCGGAAACCCTTCCTGAATAAACAAGTTCTGCCCCAATATAATCGCAGAGCTTCTTTATCCGATCGATACTCTTATTTATGTCATCATCGGCTTCAACAATAATACTGCCATCCGTTTTAGCGAACTTCACCGTGTCCTTTAAGTACCGCGCCGCACGTCTATTGCTAAATATGGAATCTATGTCCCCGGTGATAATTAGAGAACTGCCGTTTTCATTTGATTCAAGACACAGTTTCTTCATTCACTCAACTTCCTTTACAAACCGAGAATTTCCTTGAATTTAGTTACAAATTCATCCAAGGATTTGACACAGCCAAGCACATTTCTGTCGCTCAAGAAACTCGGTTGACTTACATCTACAACTTCAAGAGCCTGACAAGCCTTCATAAGCTGCTGTAATGGTCTTGCTGCGTTAGCATGGTTATTTAAGATATCCATGCTCTGAATATAGTTATCGTCAAACGGTTCTTCGACTTTCTGTTGCCACTGTTGATCCCTTGCCTTCAAGGCTCGACTCAGATCTGGTGGATTCTTTGCCATAATATCCTCTACGGATTCTTCCTGAATAGCATCAGTAGTTGCAAAATGCTGGTCGCGGAACGATTCCCATACTTCTTGCTTCGCAAAGAAGCTTGATGCCGGCTTCTTCACCGAAGGTACCGAAATAATATCTCGGAAAAGAGTTTGCTCGAAATTAGCACGGATGTAATCAAAAGCAATCAGCTTTAAATCAGCGACATCGGCTTCAGGATCATAAGCCCACATTGAGGCTACGCCAGCCTTATATTTCTTTAGGGCAGAATCAAGCTTTAGGAATGAGTCCTCATTTTTGTCAAGTTGAGTATACATACCGGAATAGCCATACTCATCCAGATATTCATCCATCAAATTCAGGGCAGAGAGCATTGTGCGAACTTCGCCCGGTTTGCAATCCATCATTCCAGCAATGTCATCGTCGGTAAATCCCGCATCTTTTAAGTCCTTGCACTTAAGGTACTTCTCAATAGGATTATAATCAACTTTAGCATCCTCGCCCATCTGGTAAGTAGTTTCCAGCGCAAGAATCTCTTTTTTGTCGGCACCCTCGGGCAGAATGATAGCGATAAAGAACTGACAGTGACTCTTTTCGTTGAACGGAATGGTATCATCCGCCATAATGCTGTTCAGCAAACTCGCACGGCGGTTACCATCAATAATCATACCATCAGCAGTCACTATTCCATGTTTTTGCTGGTGCTCTTTAAGAAGGCGCTCCCTTGTTTTCTTATTCGCCTCTGGCTTGGAATCCCAGAGAAATTTTTCAATAATCTTCTTATCACCTGGGTCTTCCGGATTAAGCTGATGGTTCTGTCTCTCATATGACTTAACAACACTACCGATCCTTCCGTTGTACGGATTATAGACCAGATATTCCAGAGGTATCGCATAGGCATTAAGTGTGATAATACTACCATGATAGGTAATAGGGATACCGGTCCGGCAAGCAGTCTCCGGATGGTCTGTGAATTCTTTCAACTTAGCTTTTCTTTCAGCAGCGTTCATATTTAAACCCTCCACAGTTATAATTCGTTGATGTGTGCATCAATGATATCTTCCAATAAGCCCATGTTTTGAAAATTGAGAACATAATCGGAACACCTATGAATTTCTCTCATATCGGCTTGTCTTCCTATCCAGCCAGCTCCATCTAAAAAATTGACGAAGATTATTTTATTTCCAGCCTCTCGTTCTGATTTTATAACAGCCTCCGTTTTTCTTGCTGCTTCCTTTTTGCTTCCTTGGCTGCTGGATGTCGTGACGCTATACGACACATCAAGAATGAGTTTTGGCTTTGTGGATGATTCCAAGACAAAACTTACCGCACGATCGAGCTTTGGTATCCGAACATTTTTCTGGTATTCAAGTCCGTGTTTTGCACAGACCCTTTTCAACTCTTTTTCAATATCTGCAAGTATTGCATCACCGATCATATTGCTATAGGTACCCTCCAAGCCGCGCTTTACAAGCTGCCGGACGCTACTTTCGTCTTTAATTTTTGCAAGTGTGCTCGCATCCATTGCCATATTTTCCAAATAGAACGGGGGAATACACGCCTGCATCTTAGGATCATTCTTTCCATCCCAAATGAGATTTAAGACGCTTTCCATCATTGCTGGGCTTTCCATCATAGCTGAACGAATTTTACTCAGTCCCCATTCTGTAGCAAAGACAAAGCCACGATCTTTTCTTATCATTGACACCATTCTTTTAAATCTTTCTTCTGAAATCTCCGCTACCGAAGTAAGTCTATCCAAAGAATCTTTATGGTCAATGATATATTGCTTCAGAGTCTCCTTGCTCGAGATGGATTTTAATCCAACAAGGATATCTGCCGTCTGTTCATCAATCGTCCTCTTAATGCTCTCCTCACAGTCCTGATTAATATAGAACATCGTAGTCGAGTTAAACAGCTCGTCATAGGTTAGTTTTCTTGCTTTCGTATCTGCCATGTTTGAACCCCCCCATCGTTAATATGTACATATCATATCACGCTTGAATAAAAAAGGCAATAGAAGTATTACACTTTTTTGCGGATTTTTTTGAGAACCGTATTTTTTAATTTTCAAATATATAAGAGCAAGCAAATATTCGCCACTACGCTCATATGCGAATTTATTTTCTAATATATAACCCCGGTACAATAGACGCGGCCATCACCGGGGGTTAATAATCATCGCCTTCTGGTTCCCTATCATAGGTGTTAATTACCATCTTTTCAAACACAGTCTCTTCTATAAATCGTAGACATCCTTGTAGGTCCTTTTTTATATCATTACTCCAGAATCGAATTACAGTCCAATCAAGTAATGCCAATTCTCTATCCACCCTGCGATCGCGTTCCATATTCTCTTCTATATGTCGAATCCAATACTGTGGGTTTTTTCCGCGTTCCAAGCGAACTTTTAGCTTATCCCAATCTTTACCGTGGAAAAACTCGCTATCACAAAAAAGAGCTAACTTGTATTTTGTAATTGCTATGTCTGGAGAACCTGGTAATTTCTTATAATTCTTTCGATATCGGTATCCATCGTGCCATAAACGCTTTCGTAGCAATACCTCAACACTTGTATCTTTGCTACGGATATTTCGCATATTCCTTCTTATTTTCTCAGATACTTCTCCAAATTGGCGATCTTTTCTTTGCATAATTATCAACCCCTAATCTGGTGTATATGACGTGTTCACACACATAACGATATATTGCTTATTCGTTATGGGCTTTTCTTTTCGTTATGAGTGTGTGCAAAATCCGATTTCAAAAGATGCTTGAATGTTAATCTAATCAAGAACACTTTCCGTTAATCGCAACGTACAAAGCCCTCTACACACCCCTCGTCGTCGTAAAGCCCTCACTTCTATGCAGTTTGAAATCTCATAACGAAAACAGGTGAAAATCCTTGTATCAATCACGCAACTGCTTCATCGTACACACGTCCCTTGAACGGTTGAAGCACCTCAACAAGCGTCCGAACCACGCAGGACGGCGTATAGAACTCTCCGGCGCGCTTGCCTTCCTGCTCTGCGAACTTGGAGAGACAGTATTCATATGTGCGACCAAGGATGTCTTTGTCCGTGCCGTGTTCTATCATCTGAATGTTGGTGAACAGGTCTACCACGTTTCCAAGTCGGCGCTTGTCCAATTCACTACGGGCGTAGTTCTTCGGCAGGATGTCTTTCAGCCGCTTATTTTCTTTTTCAATTGCCCGCATAGCGCGGTCGATAATAGTGCCAATATTGTGGGCTTCCCCGTCGATTTCTCCTGTTTTATGTGCCCACTCTGCAATAACGCTCCATCGAGCCGAGGGCGGCACGAAGAATACGTTCACCTCGGCATAAGCGTCCTTGTCCTCCACGTCGTCGTCATCGGCGAGCAGCTCTTGATACCGCTCCTCAAACTTATCCGATATATATTTAAGAAATATAAGCCCCAGCACGACATGCTTATATTCAGAAGCATCCATATTACCTCGCAGAATATCTGCCGCTGCCCAAATTTGTTGCTCAAAGCCTATGCTCGCCGTATTATTTCCGTTAGCCAATTATTGTTCCTCCTTCACTGTCTCAAACAAGTCCTCAACCTTGCAGTCGAGTGCCGCTGCAATCTTCATCAGTACGTCCATTCGCACCGGTTCATTTTTACCGAGCTTTGCGATAGTGTTTGAACTGATTTCAGCAACATCTCTGAGGTCAACCTTTTTCATATTTTTATCGATGAGTATTTTCCAGAGTTTATTATATTGGATTCTCATTTTGCAGTATCCTTTCTGCCCCATTTTCGCCCGAACAGCGCTTGTTCATCAGCATCTAATTTCAGTACAGTGTTTTCTCTAATGATGGACTGTGCCATTTTGTCATATTTGCTCGCTCTATCGAAGGCTATGAATATTTGCTTTTGTTTTTCTCGCGCATACAAAGCCAAAATTTGTCCGATGGTATCATCGGAGACATTAGCAAACAGAAGGGAGTCATGCGCCAACGCAGGGAGCGCCGTACTATTAAGGATACTAATATCATATATCAGCATCCCTTTGAAATTCGTACCTGTCCCAGTATCCTTTGGTGTTTCAAAAGAGTAGCTGTTATATTCCTTGATTCCTAAAACAGGCGGATTATCTTTCCCTTGAGAGACATAATCACTGATCTCACTCATATGGCGATTAATTGTAGTTTCTATGACTTTTAGTACTGTTTCCATCTGCGACTTGAGCCTGTCGCTTGCTTGCTTTTTCTCATTTTGCAATGTGTTACGAGTGTCGAAAGCTTCATTTTCATCTTCTAATTTATGAATCCGGCGGTCAAGATGAGTATAAGCTGCGAGAAATTCCTTGCTAAATACTATTGATGGATGAATTTCCTCTGCCTGCTTTTCCAGGTATGCAATCATCTGTTTTAGCGGCTTTAGTTCTTCTTCTAACCTTGCTTTGGCTGCCTCTAATTCGTCCTGCAAAATAGTCTGTATTTTATTGTGGAACCGCTCTATATCAATGAGTTTTTGCAAGTTTGCTTCCGGAAAATACTCACGTAAACTCGTCAAATCCGCTTCAGTTGGATAGACCCCTTGACTCATATTAAGCTCGATAATATGTAGATCATTTTCTCTCTGGTTCGCTAATCTGCGGGCATCCTGCATCTGTATGATTAATGCATTAGCTTGGTTGGCTTTTTCTACCTCTTCGGAATTGACCGCTTGGTTGTTCGAGGATTCTAAGTCGGCTTTTTCCTGTTTCAGCAAAGCAATAATAGAGATGTTATCCTCATATTTTTTTAGCCCATCTACTGCTGAAGGGATGAACTGGTACTTACGAGCGCTTTTGAACGCTGCAATTTTATCTTCAGCCAGCTGAAGCTGTTCTTCAAACGCCAATACGGATTCGTATTGGTTGAAGAGTGTCACAAGAGCATGGATTGCTGACTCCTGCGATTCCGTGCCACCACGCATTTGTAGTGGACGCAACTCGTTATAGTTGTTCTTCCCATAAATACGGAAAAATCGGCTTATTGCATTCCTAAATTTCAAACCTGTGAAATCAATCTCGTAATGTTCGCTAAGCCAATTGACATACTCATCTCTCTTTAGGGAAGCAATGACGTTTCCATTCCCAGCCAATTGAAAAATATCACCAGGTGAAGCTGTATGTCTTATAAAGTAGTGTGGTTTACCATCAAATTCGAAGGTGAAACGAATATTATGATTGTCAAGTTCTCTGACGGCATCACTTTTAACATATGCATCTCCGCCAAATGCGAAATCAATGATGAGCAGCATTGTAGATTTGCCGATAGAATTTGCGCCTGCTTCACCACCAAGAACAATGTTGAGACCTTTATGAAATTGGACAGGTGGACGCATCTGCTCACCAATTTTAAACAGTTCACAACTTATTTCTTTGAGCATCGTATAATCCTTCCTTCCTCTTCGTTTAGTTCAATCTCTCTAAGTGCATATAAGCAGTCAAGTGCATCCACAAGCTCAAGTGGATTATTCACAATATTGCTAAGACTCAATAGAAGCTCGTTGGGAGTCTTCGGTTGATCCAGCTCTCGTAATATGAGAGGCAGCTTCGAAAGTACACTCTCGTTGTATGAGAATAGTTTATTTGGCAGTAACATTGAACACCTCACACGACTGAATAAAATAAGAAATCACAATGGCGCAGAAACGAATATCCTGCTTGGTGATGTTTCTTAACCTTTCTGATAAAGCACTGTAAATCATCTCCGGGCTATTCTTTTTCTCAGCTAATTTCCGGTAAGATTCTTTTATTTGAGCTCTTAACAAATCGTCACTAAATTGCTTGCGTCTTGCCAGGTCTTGCATTGCCTTTTCTATGAATAAGAAGTATTTTGTCACATGCCCCTTAACCTCGTACACAAGAAAAAAGTGCAGGTCTTCATCAATTTTTTCCGGCACGCTCACCGCATCATAGTTAAGTTCGAGGAGCTGCCCCGGTTTTGCTTTGCTCAGATTTATGACAACCTGTGTTATTCCCCTCTCAATGGCTACTTCATCAAGAGTGCGCCGTGTGCTACGTGCATCGATCTGAAGCCTCTTTATTGTCTGAAGTTCTTTTTCCTCTGCCTTCATATGATTAAAAGTATAATTTTGAAAACAATCGTGACACACTGCAACCAAGTTTTCATATGAAGAAGCCTTGTCTATATTAATACTGACTATTTCATAATCATCAACCGCATGGTTTTTATCATTTACAACTTGTAAATGCTTTCCACAACCTGGTATTGAACAAGCGTACCTGCAATCATCCAACAAGCCAGATCCATATAAACCTTTGGCTTTTTGCGATTTTGTCTTAGCTGCAGAAAGTTTACGGTCGTTTTCTAATTCTGGGTTTACGATAAATTCTAAGGACTGTTTGAACAGATCGAATAAAGCCTCGCCAACATTATCTTTATCTACATCGTCAACAAAAGGCTGTATATCTTCAGCTAAGGACTCAAGAACCACATCAGTACGCTCAGCGGCATAATCATCATGATAAATTGATTCAATAAAATTATCTCGTGTTAACCTACCAAGCATCGACTTCGCTAATTTCTTTGTTGGACCCTTTGTATAGAACTTTCTCAAGGATGAATCCTTGTTTGATTGTTCTGACGAAGGGTCTTTTTTCGTTGACCAATCTTCTTCAGGGATATCGCACAGCATTTGAATCAGATTGCGCATGAAATCGGGAACATCTGCGTCCTTCATAAGATGCGGATGGATAGCGTGTACTAATTCAGTAAACAGCATGCTGATGCGCACCTCCTTAAAAACATCCAAAGTATCTCATGGTATCTCAAAGTATCTAAAATCGAGATGCTCCATTTTATAAAATAAAAGGGATCAATGAGATTGATAAATTATAGCACATAAAACTGAATTTTTCAATCAAATGTTGCTAAACACCAATTTTTTATTGATCAAGTAAATATTCATTCAATGCCTGATTTGCAATAAGGGCAAAGGATACACAAATCGTTCAACGCAGCTACCACAAGTGGTTGTGAGCGATGAGGAGTAGCCTTACCCTTTTGCGCCCATTTTCAGGTTGCAGGGTCTGTGTGCTTCTCGCCGCAGACCCCTTTGTGTTGTCCTTTGACCCCGCACAGGCGGAAAGGACAATCTGATGAAAAACCAAGCAAATCAAAGTCAAAACAACTCATTCAAACCCACCCCGATTCCACACCGCACAAAATCCGGTGAACCGATGGCCTACTACATCCTATCTGAGGATGGAGCACAAGAATTCAAAGTAACAAGAGCGGAGTGTCTTGCCCGTTCCGAAGAACCTAATAACCCATTCCCTCAACGCTGGTATGTCGATGAAGAATCCGGTCTTGTTGTCCGTCTGCCCCGTAACCAGATGGGTGAGGACCTTGCACGGGATAACATGCGTTCTATATGGCGGGAGCAAAAATATCAAGAGCGGAAATTTCAATGTGTATGGAAAGGCACAAACAAATGTGATCATAAATGTGAAACATGTACGTCCCGCACGAGCCGAACTGTTGAACTTGATAAGCCATTAGGTAACGATTCTGATGGTTCGGATACATTTTACGAACCTGCCGATCCCACTGATATCACAGAAATTTTAGAACAAAAGGCTGTATTAGACACCCTCTACGCCGCACTTGCTACCCTCACTCAAAAAGACCGTGAGCTTATAACAGACCGGATTATCCTTGAAAAAACCGTGCGTGAATTGGCGCCCAAGTACGATTTTAAATCATCACGAAGCATTACCGTTCATGTACGCCGTATTCTTGACATCCTGCGAAATGACGAAACCCTGAAGCAGTTTTTCGAGTAAATACTCTCCGTGGTACGCAACCGCCCCTCTTCTGTCTGTAGACGGTAGAGGGGCGGTATTGCTTCTCGGAAACGGAGGTAAGAAAATGCAAACAGAAGCAAAGGAAAGGAACGCGGAAATGCGTGATGCCGAGCTGGACGAAGAACTTGCAGGCATCCTCACGGCAATAAGCGTCGTGTCTAAACGTCTTGCCAAGAAGCTGCTCGCACTTCAAAAGCAGAAAGAATCCACCGGGGAAGGAGGTGCACCGGATGAGCAAGATGAGTGAACTCGACCTCTGTGTCAGCGAACTTCGTAATGCTGCACAGTCCCTGAACTCAGTAGCTGATAGCTTGACTTCTCTTTTCAGCGGCAGCCAACCCAGAACATCGGTACAGCCAGAATCAAAGCCAACTTCAAAACCTCTAACACTGGAAGAGGTCAGAGCAGTACTTGCGGAAAAATCTCGTAACGGTCACACCGCTAAAATTCGGGAACTGCTCGAAAAGCATGGCGCTGCGAAGCTATCAGAGATCGACCCCAAAAAGTACGCAGCCCTGCTCGCAGAAGCGGAGGTACTGGGCAATGGGTAAACATGCACTTCTCTCTGCTTCTTCAAGCCACCGATGGTTGAACTGCCCTCCCTCGGCCCGGCTTGGTGAGAAGTACGAAGATAAAGGCAGCAGTTATGCCGCCGAAGGCACGGAGGCACACACCCTTTGTGAGTACAAGCTGAAAAAGGCACTCAGCATCCACACCAAAGATCCAACCACCAGCCTGACCTACTACTCCGAGGAGATGGAGGAATGCGCCAACGGATACGCCGCCTACATCATGGAACTGGTGGAAACGGCAAAGCAGAATTGCGCCGACCCTGTGGTGCTGATTGAACAACGCCTCGACTTCTCCAACTATGTCGAGGGTGGCTTTGGTACCGGCGACTGCGTGATCATCGCTGACGGCACGCTCAATGTAATTGACTTTAAAATGGGTGCTGGAATCCTCATAGCAGCAGACGACAACCCGCAAATGAAATTATACGCCTTGGGTGCTCTGGAGTTGTTTGACGGAATCTATGATATCGACACAGTCAGCATGACCATTTACCAGCCAAGGCGGGATAACATCAGTACCCACACGGTTTTCAAAGAATCACTTTATCATTGGGCAGCAGAAACCTTAAAACCTATCGCAGAACTTGCCTACGACGGCGAGGGCGAATTCCGGTGTGGCGATTGGTGCCAATTCTGCAAGGCGAAGCATGACTGTCGCAAACGAGCAGAGCAAAACCTTGAACTCGCAAAACACGAATTCAAGCTGCCGCCCCTTTTGGAAGATGATGAAATCGAATCCATTCTTGGCAAGATAGACGATCTTGTTTCGTGGGCTTCTGACATCAAGGACTACGCTCTTCAGAGTGCACTCAGCGGCAAGCACTGGTCAGGTTGGAAACTGGTTGAAGGACGTTCTAACCGCAGATACACAAACGATCAGGCGGTCGCAGAGACCGTCAGCGCGGCAGGCTTCGACCCATATGAACACAAGGTGATGGGCATCACCGCAATGGAAAAGGTTCTCGGCAAGGTAAGGTTCTCCGAACTGCTCAGCGGTCTGATCGAGAAACCCCAAGGCAAACCAACGCTCGTACCGGAGGGCGACAAACGTCCGGCAATCCATACAGCAAAACACGATTTTAATGATTATGAGGAGGAAAATTCCAATGGCTAACACGACAAACAATGTAAACGCACAGGCTCAAAACCCTATGAAGGTCATCACAGGACCCGATACCCGCTGGTCTTACGCTAATGTGTGGGAAGCGAAATCTATCAACGGCGGCACGCCGAAGTTCTCGGTATCACTAATTATCCCCAAATCAGATACCAAGACCATCGCCAAAATCAAGGCAGCGATTGAAGCGGCTTACCGCGAAGGTGAGGCGAAACTAAAAGGCAACGGCAAAACCGTACCGCCCCTTGCCGCCCTCAAGACCCCGCTTCGCGATGGCGACACCGAAAGGCCCGATGATCCCGCTTACAATAACGCCTATTTTATCAACGCCAACAGCGCGACCGCACCGGGCGTGGTGGATGCAGACCGTCAGGAAATTATAAACCGCTCAGAAGTTTACAGCGGTGTATATGGCAGGGCAAGCATCAATTTCTATGCTTTCAACAGTAACGGCAATAAAGGCATTGCCTGTGGCCTGAACAACCTGCAGAAAATCCGCGATGGCGAACCTCTCGGCGGTAAATCCCGTGCAGAGGATGATTTTGCCACCTACGACGACGAGGATTTTCTCGGCTAACCAAATATCTCAAGGGTGGCGGAGCAATCTGCCACTCTTTATGGGTTTATGAAAGGATGGTTATTTGTGAATAGTGAAGTTTGGAAAGACATTCCCGGCTATAAGGGGGAATATCAAGCAAGTGACCAAGGTCGAATAAAAAGTCTTAGTCGTACAGTACGCAGTTCAAATCAATCTTCTTCTTTTGACTTTACTTTAAAAGAAAGTATTCTTCAGCCTGGAAAGCGTGACAAATGCGGCCATTTATCTGTTGTTCTTCATAATCCCAAAAAATCATTTGGTGTTCATCAGCTTGTAATGCTCGCTTTTGTTGGTAAACCACCTTCAGGTTGTTGTGTTCTTCATAACAACGGCAATCCCGCAGATAACAGACTTTCAAACCTTCGCTATGATACACAATCTGAAAATATCATTGATGTTTTCAGGCAAGGCCGAGTGTGGAAAAAATTGTCCGCTGAAGATGCTAAACAAATTAAATTCGGTTTGCACTGCAATATCACCTGCCGTGAGCTCGGTAAAATGTATGGCGTCACTCATCAGACAATTAGCAAGATTAAGAACGGAGCGAGATTCTCATGGATAAAATAAAAACTCTGGTTTGCGATATTGAGACGTATTCCTCTGAAAATCTCATAAAATGTGGAACTTACAGATATTCAGAAGCAAGTGATTTTGAAGTTTTGCTGTTCGGATACTCAGTAAACGAAGGCGAAATATCCGTCGTGGATTTAACTCATGGTGAGATAATTCCAGATGAAATCATAAGCGCTATACTGGACCCTGATGTTGTTAAATATGCCCACAACAGTTCTTTTGAACGAATATGCCTGAGCAGGTATCTCAATATACCTCAAGGTGAATACCTCGATCCGAAATCTTGGCGATGCACAATGACTTGGGCTGCATACATGGGGCTTCCGTTGTCACTAGAAGGTGTCGGCGCTGTTTTACAGCTGGATAAGCAGAAATTAACCGAAGGAAAAGACCTCATCAAGTATTTCTGTCAGCCCTGCGCTCCAACAAAAAATAACGGAGGCAGAAGCAGGAATTGTTCAGCTCATGATGCTTCAAAATGGGGGCATTTCAAGGAATACAATAAACGTGATGTCGAGGCTGAACTCGCCATAAAACAAAAACTCGAAAAGTTTCCAGTGCCCGAATATGTCTGGGATGAGTACCACCTATCTGAAATCATCAACGACAGAGGTGTTGCGCTGGATATGACTCTGGTTAATGAAGCGGTCAAAATGGATGGTCGATCCCGTTCAGAGCTTACTGATGCTATGAAAAAGTTGACCGAATTAGAAAACCCAAATTCGGTGACACAGATGAAGGAATGGCTAGCCGACAACGGTCTTGAAACGGACTCTCTTGGAAAAAAGGTGGTTGCAGAATTGTTGAAGACGGCACCTCCGGAGCTAGCAATCGTTCTCTCACTCAGGCAGCAGCTTGCCAAATCATCTGTAAAGAAATATCAAGCTATGAAAAATTGCGTTTGCGCTGATAGCCGGGTAAGAGGAATGTTTTTATTCTACGGCGCAAATCGAACAGGCCGCTTTTCTTCAAAAATGGTACAGTTGCAAAACCTCCCTCAGAACCATCTGGAGGACTTGGCCGAAGCGCGTGCCCTTGTGCGCTCCGGTAATTTTGATGCACTTGAAATGCTCTATGAGGATGTACCGGACACGCTATCGCAGCTGATCCGCACAGTCTTCGTACCGAAGGACGGACACAAGTTTATTGTCGCAGACTTTTCGGCGATTGAAGCCCGTGTCATCGCTTGGCTTGCCGGAGAGCGGTGGCGGAATGATGTGTTTGCCACCCACGGCAAGATTTATGAAGCGTCAGCAAGCCAGATGTTCCATGTTCCGATCGAGGAAGTCACCAAGGGCAGCCCACTCCGACAAAAAGGAAAGATTGCCGAACTCGCCCTCGGCTACGGTGGCTCGGCCGGTGCACTCAAAGCGATGGGCGCTCTTGAAATGGGTTTATCTGAAGAGGAACTCCGCCCGCTCGTTTCAGCATGGCGTTCGGCGAACCCAAATATCGTGAAGTTTTGGTGGGATGTTGACCGCGCGGCTATAAAAGCAGTCAGGGACAGGACGATGACCGAAACTCACGGCATTCGCTTTGGCTATCAAAGTGGGATGCTGTTTATCACGCTTCCCTCCGGCAGGAGGCTTTCCTATGTCAAGCCACGTATCGGAACAAACCAATTCGGCTCAGACTGTGTAACCTACGAAGGCGTCGGTGGCACAAAGAAATGGGAGCGTATCGAAAGCTACGGTCCCAAGTTCGTGGAGAATATTGTGCAGGCGATCAGCCGGGATATTTTATCCTACGCCATGCAGACGCTCCGTCAGTGCTCCATCGTGATGCACATCCACGACGAAGTTGTCATCGAAACCGGTCCAGAGATGTCTGCCGAGATTTTGTGTCAGCAAATGAGCCGCACGCCGCCTTGGGCTGAGGGACTTTTACTCATTGCCGATGGGTTCGATTGCTCATTTTATAAAAAAGATTAAATGCCGGTACGCAAAACAACCCCTCCTGTCTGTAGGCAATAGAGGGGTTTGTCGCCTCTCGAAAATAAATTTTCAGGAGGTTCAATATGAACGGATTACAAGTGTTCTCCTATGAGGGGAACGAAGTCAGGACTGTCCGGAAAGACGGAGAGACTTGGTGGGTCGCTAAAGACGTGTGTGACGTTTTTGGCGAGACCAACCGAAACCGTGCCATGCAGGCTCTCGCCGACGATGAAAAGGGGTATACGCAAATGACCACTCCTGGTGGATTGCAGAGTATTGCCATCATCAATGAATCGGGACTGTACTCACTTCTGTTTGCAATGCAACCGCAAAAGGCACGTGGGGTCAGCGATGATTATATCTCAGAAAGGATTAGCTCGCTTCGTGCTTTTCGTCGTTGGGTCACCCATGAGGTTCTGCCCTCCATACGAAAGGTCGGAATGTACGCCACTCCTGAAGCTGCAAGGAAGTTACTTGAAGACCCCGACTTCCTGATCGAAGCGTTGACGGAGCTCAAAGCTATTCGCGCCAGGAACGCTTCTCTTGTCGAGACGGTCAGCATCCAAAATCAGCAAATCGCTGAGATGAAACCAAAGGCAGGTTACTACGACGTTATCCTCGCCTGCAAGGACGCAGTTGCGATCACCGCCATCGCCAAGGACTACGGCAAGTCAGGAAAATGGCTGAACAACTACCTCCACTCCCTAGGCATCCAATTCAAGCAGGGTAACATTTGGCTCCTGTACCAGAAACACGCCCAAAATGGCTACACCTGCACCCGCACCCACAACTATACAGGCGAGGGTGGCGAACAACATTCCAAAATCCACACCTACTGGACGCAAAAGGGCCGCCTCTTCATTTACGAACTGCTTAAGTCCCACGGATGGCTTCCGCTGATAGAGCGGCGTGACTTTGAGGAGGGCAGCGATGGACAGATATAACAGTGAAGGTTACTCCGACCCCACCGCAGCCGAAGCTTTGGCCAATGTCGCCCGTGAGGAAAAAGCGGCAAAGTCCTACCGCCTGCTCGTCTACATCGCCTCTCCTTTCACCGAGGAAACAGAATCCAACATTTCAAAGGCACGGAGCTACTGCCGTTTTGCCGTCACCAGGGGTTGCATGCCGATCGCGCCCCACTTGCTATATCCGCAGTTTATGGACGAAAGCGACGCCGCACAGCGGGTATTGGGACTCCGGTTCGCGCTCATCCTTCTCGGCAAATGCGACGAACTCTGGGTTTTTGGCGAAAGGGTCAGCGAAGGAATGGCCGGTGAAATAGCCAATGCCAAGAAGCGCGGCATGCCTATCAAATACTTTAACCAGAATTGTGAGGTGAAAGAACATGGAGCTTAAAATCGCATACGGCGACAGCCGCCTGTCAAAGCGGTGGGTCAACAAGAAAACCACTTTTGAAGAGTTATGCGAGCGTTTCAAGGTAACCCGCCACACTACGGAAACGGTCGCCGAATACCAGAAGTTTACCAAAGACCGCCGCGACGCCGCCAAGGATGTGGGCGGCTACGTACTCGGCCACCTTAAGGGCGGCAGACGTAAAAAGGATACCGTGGAAAGCCGTTCGGGGATAACTCTTGATGCCGACCACGCCGGTAGGAATTTTATTGACACGGTGGAGATGTTGTTTCCTCACAAGTGCGTGGTCTATTCCACCCACAGCCACACACCGGAAGAACCCCGGCTCCGTATGGTTATTCCACTTGCCCGCGAGATTTCGCCGGACGAATACGCTGCCGTTTCCCGATTGGTAGCGGAAGTCATCGGCATGGACTTCTTCGATGACAGCACCTATGAGCCGGAACGCCTGATGTACTGGCCGTCCACACCTTCCGACGGTGAATACATTTTTAAAGAAATCGATGGCGCTATCCTCGATCCAGACGCATACCTCTCCAATCTCTTCGATTGGCACGACTGCTCACTCTGGCCTACATCAAGCCGCCAGTCCGAAGTGATACAGCGCAACATCCGGCAACAGCAAGATCCGCTCGAAAAAGAAGGCGTAGTCGGCGCTTTCTGCCGCGCTTACCCGATTGAAGAGGTAATTGCAACATTTCTATCTGATGTATACGAGGCGTCGGCAATGAGCGGCCGTTATGACTATATCCCCGCTGATAGTTCAGCGGGCGTGGTGCTGTATGAAAACAAATGGTCATATTCCCATCACGCCACCGACCCCGCCTGCGGCAGGCTATTAAACGCCTTTGACCTCGTCCGCATCCATAAGTTCAGCGACCTTGACGAAAAGGCGGGCTTTAAGGCGATGAGCGCACTGGCAGTACAGGATGAAAATGTAAAACTACTGCTCGCAGAGGAGCGCATTGCCAAGGCTGAAAGCGACTTTGATGAAGATGCTGATTGGAAATCCCAGCTTCAGCGTGAGAAAAGCGGCATCCTCTCCAACACCCTCGGCAACCTGCTCCTTATCCTGAACAACGACGAAACCTTAACGGGTATCCGACATAACCGGCTCGCGGGCCAGATATACGGTGACGAACTGCCCTGGGAACGTCCACATAAGCCTTGGAGGGATGTCGATACAGCCCAGCTTGTGGCTTTCGTCGATAAACGCTATGGCACGTTCTCGGCTCGAAACTATGAACTTGCGCTGGCTAAGGTTGCCGACGATCGTGCTTATCATCCGATTCGGGAATACCTCGAGGGCTTACCCGAATGGGATAGAATCCCCCGAATTGACACCCTGCTCATCGACTACCTTGGTGCGGAAGATTCTCCCTATACCAGAACCGTCACCCGCAAGACCCTCGTGGCAGCGGTGGCTCGGATTATAAGCCCCGGCACAAAGCACGACTCCATCCTTGTCCTCAACGGCAAGCAAGGCATCGGAAAGTCCACCCTCTTTTCCAAACTGGGACAGCAATGGTATTCCGATAGCCTCTCTATATCCGACATGAAGGACAAAACAGCGCCGGAGAAGCTGCAGGGCTATTGGATTCTCGAACTTGGGGAGTTGGCGGGCATTAAAAAAATGGATGTGGAAACGGTGAAATCCTTTATCACCCGCACGGATGATAAGTATCGTCCTTCCTACGGCCGCGCGGTCGAGAGCCATCCACGCCAATGCATCATCGTTGGAACGACCAACTCGGACGGCGGATTCCTGCGGGATATCACGGGTAACCGGCGCTTCTGGCCTGTTTGGGTATCCGGCGAAGGTAAATACCGCGCTTGGGAACTTACGGACATAGACCAGATATGGGCGGAAGCCCTTGTAAAACACCAAGACGGCGAAGAATTGTTCTTAAAAGGCGATGTCGCTATGGCGGCTTTCGCCGAACAGCGCAACGCTATGGAAAACGACGAGCGCGAGGGCATGGTTTTGGATTACCTTGAAACCCTGCTACCCGATAGTTGGGATGCGATGGACATTTATCGCAGGATAGAATACATCCGTTCCCCTGACGACCCCACAAGAGCGAACGGAAGCGTCCGCAGGAATCAAGTCTGCGTAATGGAGATATGGTGCGAGTGCTTTGGAAAGTCCCGCGAGTCCATAAAGAAAGCTGATTCCTACGAAATCCAAGGTATCTTGAACCGTATCGGCGGCTGGTCTCTATTCGACGGAAATAAGACCGGCAAAAAATCCTTGCCCATTTATGGCATTCAGAGGGTGTTCGTCAGAACGGAATGAAGCATTTTTATTGCCTGTCTGCTCGTTTTGGGGCTTCGGCAACCAAAATCGGCAAAGTCGCAAGCCCCTACTAAATCAGTGTTCTACGATTGCTCTTTCCCATATTGCCCATTTTATTCTACTAATTAATATAGGTAAGGATAAGGGTAATAGGCACACGGGAAACGCACGCGTAGTAATTATAGGAAAAATCGGGCAATCGGCAAATGAGAAATTGGAGGTTATCGTGAGAGAGAAAACCATAGAAAAGAAACTCGTCCAAGCAGTCAAAGCAATGGGCGGCATCGCACTTAAATTTACAAGTCCCGGTTTTGATGGAATGCCCGACCGCCTTATTCTCCTGCCACGCGGCAAAATCGCCTTTGTTGAAGTAAAGCGGCATGGGGAGAAACCTCGACCTTTGCAGGAGGCGCGGCATGGGATGCTTAGGCGGTTGGGCTTTGCGGTCTACGTTCTGGACGATGGAGCGCACATCGAAGAAATCTTAGGGCAGATTGGAGGTGGTGCCGAATGCTTATCACTTGCGAAACATGCGGAAAACAATTTAACAGAAAGCCTTCACAAATAAAAGATCATAACTTCTGCAGCCGAAAGTGCTTAGGAACAGCTAATGGGATGCGGAGCCGTAAGAGCCATCAAATGACCTGCGATTATTGCGGGAAGGAATTTATTCAGAAAAATCGCCACGGTTCACGCAATAAGCAGTTCTATTGCAGTCGAGAATGCGGTTGGGCTGATAAAGTAAAAAAAATCGTAGTCATCTGCGAGTGGTGCGATCAACCTTTTGAAAAGAAGCATTCTGATGTAGCACGGACGAGCCACAATCTGTGTGACCGTGGTTGCTATCAAGACTTCATCAATTTCGCACAAGCTGGCGCTGCCAATCAGTATGTAGCAGGTAAGGTCATATATCGCACACTTGCCGAAATAAAAATCGGCAGAGTGTTAACGAATGAAGAAGAAATCCATCATATAGACGGCAATCATGCTAACAACGCATTAGAAAACCTTGCTGTAGTCTCACGGGCAGAGCATATGTCGATTCATGCTGCCGAGAAAAGGAGGGACGCAAATGGACGCTTCTCTGACAAAGGCTGAATTACATCCCTATCAAACTTTTAGCGTAGAGTTTATCTGCTCCCACTCTCAAACAGCTATCTTTCTTGACTGTGGCTTGGGCAAAACGGTAACTACTCTGACAGCCTTGGATGAACTGCTGTTTGACAACTTTGAAATCGGAAAGATTCTTGTTATTTGCCCTCTTCGTGTTAGTGCAGTCTGGGTTGAAGAAATAAGTAAATGGGAGCATCTTTCCAATCTGCGGTTATCCGTGGCTGTCGGCACAGAGACGGAGCGTAAAGCGGCGCTTCAGGCTAAAGCAGATATTTACATCATCAACCGCGAAAATGTAGGGTGGCTGATCGAGGACAGCGGCATCCCTTTCGATTTCGACACCTTGGTGGTTGATGAACTATCCAGCTTCAAGAACCACCAGACAAAGCGGTTTAGGTCATTGATGAAGGTTCGCCCCAAGGTAGTACGCATCATCGGTCTGACAGGAACTCCGAGCAGTAACGGTTTGATGGATTTATGGGCTGAGTACCGGCTTCTCGACATGGGTCAGCGGCTCGGACGGTTCATCGGGCAGTATCGCAGCACATACTTTACGCCCGACAAACGAAACGGTCAGGTCATATTCAGCTACAAGCCTCTGCCGTTTGCCGAAAAAGAGATATACGCCAAAATCGCCGACATTACCATATCCATGAAATCCACCGACCACTTGATCATGCCGGATCTGGTAACCGCTGAGTATCTTGTGAAGCTATCAGACAAAGAGCGTGAGCGATATGACGAACTGCGCCAGGACTTGGTGTTAAAACTGGCTGGTGGTGATGTCACTGCCGCCAATGCCGCCGCCCTGTCAGGAAAGCTCTGCCAGATGGCGAATGGTGCGGTTTATGGCGACGATGGTGCAGTCCACTACATCCATGACCGTAAACTGGATGCCCTTGAGGATTTAATCGAAGCCGCCAACGGCAAGCCCGTTCTCGTAGCCTACTGGTTCAAGCACGATTTGGAGCGAATATCAGCAAGGCTGAAAGACCGGCATATCCCATTTACAAAATTGGATACATCGGACAGTATCGCAAGCTGGAACGAGGGCAAATGGCCTGTCGCCTTAATCCACCCCGCTTCTGCCGGACACGGATTGAATCTACAGTCGGGCGGCTCCACGATTATCTGGTTCGGGCTGACGTGGAGTTTAGAGCTCTACCAGCAGGCCAACGCCCGTCTGTGGCGGCAGGGTCAGATCTCTGAAACGGTGGTCCTTCATCACATCATTGCCAAAGACACCATTGACGAACGGGTAATGAAAGCCCTGTCCGCCAAGGACAGAACACAAACCGCCTTAATTGATGCGGTAAAAGCAAATCTATGACAATCCATGGAGTCAAAAGCTGCCAATCCGAGTGGACTAAATTATCGGAGGTAGCCTATGAGCAAACCAAAACTATCGGCAAAGGATTATTTGTCCCAAGCCTATCGCATAGACCAGCGTATCAATAGCAAGATTGAGCAGGTGCAGTCGTTGCGAGAACTCGCCGAAAAAGCGACTGCCACCCTGTCTGATGTGCCACCAAGCAAGGGAAGCCGCAATATCCACCGCATGGAAGATGTTATCGCTAAGATGGTAGACTTGGAGTCTGAAATCAACGCTGACCTGACTCGCCTGATAAATCTGAAGCATGAAATCGTCACGGTGATTAAGTGCGTGGAAAACCCCGAACTCCAGACGCTTCTGGAGCTAAGGTATTTGTGTTTCAAGACATGGGAACAGATAGCGGTCGAGCTGCATTTCGACCTTCGCTGGGTTTACCGGCTTCACGGCAGGGCTTTAGACGGGATCGATGCTATACGCCACTGTTGACCACTATAATTCTGCTTAGAAACCTGTTATTATTAAACTGGCAAAATTAAATGCACACACGAGCCTTGTGGGAGCAATCCCACGGGGCTTTTCTTATGCGCAAAACAGGAGGTGCAACGTGCCATATAAAGCAAAGAAACCCTGCGCCTACCCCGGCTGCGCCAAGCTGGCCACGGGTAGGTACTGTGAAGAACATCAGAAACAGGAAGCCAAGAGATATAACAGACACGACCGCGACCCCGACAGCAATAAACGCTACGGCAGAACGTGGAAACAAATCCGTGCGGCGTTCCTGTCGGCGAACCCGCTGTGTGTTATGTGTAAAGAAGACGGTAGGCTTACTCCCGCCTCCCTTGCACACCACAAGGTGAAGCTGACCGACGGCGGCACAAACGACTGGGAGAATATGATGGCGCTCTGTCAGGAATGCCACTCAAGACTTCACGCCGGGCAAGGCGACTATTTTTAAGTTCAGACCAGGGGCGCTCTCAATCCCTGTGACTTCTAAGGTGGACAGCGCACCGGACCTTTCGTGTGAATTTTTCAAAAATCAAAAATCAAAAGAAACGAGGTGAAGCTTATGCCCAGCGGAGGCTATCGTCCGGGGGCAGGGCGCCCTCGGAAAAATTCAATCGATAAAAAGCTCGAAGGTAAACCCGCTGGCGCGAATGCTGTAAGTCAGCCAAAACCAAAAAAGGTTAATTCCAAAAATGTGATGGCAGACTACTTCTCCATTGCAATGAAGGAATGTGAAAAAGAAGTGCCGGCGGCAGATGTGCTAAGGAATGAAATTGAGGAATATATCTCAGCTCGCGGCTGTGATGGTTATGTCGCGCCGCAGACAATTACAGATTATGTGCTGAACAGGCAGGGCTTTCTTGCTTGCGAAGCCATGAACCGTAAAATCGGACGAATGACCAAGGAACTGAAGCTCTCGCCCTATGTCACGGCAGGCGCTCAGTATTATAAGGCGATGCAAGGCGACTTTAACCTGATTATGCAAATCATCAATCGCCACAGCAACACGCAGGGCGAAGAAAAGAACGCCTTTCTCGAATTGCTAACAAACAGGGGGTTTTAGTATATGAAATCGACAGAACGATTTGAAAAAGTGAATATAGACCGTCTCGTCCCATATGCAAGGAACGCCCGCACCCATAGCAAGGAGCAGATATTACAGCTTCGCTCCTCCCTGCGCGAGTTCGGTTTCGTCAACCCGGTCATCGTGGATAAAGACCTGAATATTATCGCAGGGCATGGACGCATTATGGCAGCACGGGAAGAAGGTTTGACCGAAATCCCCTGCGTGTTTGTGGAGCATCTGACCGAAGCGCAGAAGCGGGCGTATATTCTTGCTGATAACAGACTGGCACTCAATGCCGGATGGGACGAGGAACTTTTAGCTCTGGAATTTGCCGACCTCAAGGAGCTCGGCTTCGACCTCGAAATTACGGGCTTTGACGCCGACGAGATTGAAAAACTCTTCGCCGACCCCGGCGGGGACGTAGCTGACGACGATTTCGACTTGACAGCCGCTCTTGAACAGGCGGCTTTTGTTTTACCCGGAGATGTTTGGACGCTGGGGCGGCACCGTCTCATTTGCGGAGACGCCACATTGTCGGAGACCGTTAAGAAGCTGATGGATGGTCGAAAAGCCAATCTTATCCTGACCGATCCCCCTTATAACGTCAGCTTTGAATCTGTGAGCGGACTGAAAATAAAGAACGACAGTATGAAAGCAGAACAATTCTACATCTTTTTACTTTCGTCATTTAAGAATCTTTATGAGAACCTCGCTGATGGCGGGGCTTTTTACTGCTTCCATTCGGATTCGGAGAAGGTAAATTTCTTCCGCGCTTGCGTGGACGCAGGGTTTCATTACTCAACGACTTGCATCTGGGTGAAAAACGCCCTCGTGCTTGGGCGGGGTGATTACCAGCAGATGCATGAGCCGGTACTGTACGCGTTTAAGAATACCGCCAAACATAAGTGGTATTCCGACCGCAAGCAGACCACCATTTGGAATTTCGATAAGCCCAAGAAGAACGCCGACCACCCGACAAGCAAACCCCTCGACCTGTTGGCATACCCGATTGCCAACAGCTGTCAGGCAAACGCCATCGTGCTAGACACCTTCGGCGGCTCCGGCTCGACGCTCATTGCCTGCGAGCAGCTTGACCGCACCTGCTACATGCTCGAACTGGACGAAAAGTACGCTTCGGTCATTTTACGCAGGTATGTCGAGTACATGCAAAACGGTGGTGCGGACATCACCTGTGAGCGGGGCGGCGAGACTCTCCGATATGCTGACCTCGTGAAGGAGGTGGCTTTGATATAGTCAAAAGCGCTATGTGGCTCTTCCGAGTGTGACTTTATTCTCAGCGGCATTGTGTCATACACACAATAACAAGGGGCTGTATTTCCTTGATATTCGGTGCATTTATTATCACATAATCAAGCAGTTCTACTTGACTTACTTAATAATACGAGTGATATATGTAGTGCGCGGAGGACAAAACCCCTGCAAAATCAAGGAAAATGGAGGAAACGAACATGAAACTTTCTTACAACGTAACAGGCCCTGAACGTAAATCACTGGTCACAGCCATCAGCCATGAACTTAATGCCCCGACCAATTACCTCGGAGTACCGACATTCGCCTATGAGGTTGGCGGCTACCACATCGACAAGACCGGCACGGTCACGGGCGAGGACAATCGGGAGCTGGTCGCTGAACTTTGCAGTTTGCACAGCTTCAAGGCAGTCACCGAAGAATACGATAAGCTGACGACTGGACCCGAAAGCTGCACATACCAAGCGGAACTCAGCGACCGCCTGACCATCGAAATCCCTCTTAACGGCTTTACACCTGAGAAACTCGACAACCTCTCAAAATTAGTGAATGCCAAAGCCCCGCTTCTCAAGGCGTCGCTCGGAACGAATGACCTGCCGATTAAGCAGACCGCTGACACACTGCAGTTCCCCTGGTTTAAAGGAGAAATTGATGCGGAACACACAGAAGCCTACGCCACGCTGATCAGTCTGCTATGCAAAACTGCAATTGAAAAGAAGCGAATCACGGCAAGAGAAAAAGACATCGACGACAACCCAAAATACGCCATGCGGTGTTTCCTGCTCTCCCTTGGCCTTATCGGCGACGAGTACAAAGCAGCTCGAAAGATATTACTTTCAAGACTTGAAGGCAATTCAAGCTGGAAAGGCGGCAAGAAAATGGAGGTGGCAGACAATGAATAGTTTCATTTCAAAAGCAGTCCTCGAAGCACGGAGGGCAAGGTACAAAAAAGGTGCGCGTGTTGAACTAATTTCCATGACTGACCCCTACACCAAGTTGAAACCCGGCGACACGGGAACGGTGGACTTCGTAGACGACACAGGCACGGTTTTCATTATCTGGGACAGCGGCTCACATCTCGGAGCGGTTTTTGGAGAGGATCAAGTCAGGCTGCTCAGCAAAGCCGAAGTAGTCAAGGAGCAATGCCGCAAAGTTGCCCGGACAGGTCAAACAAATATGTTTGATACCAAAGCAGTGTTCAAAATTGCGATGGAGATGGGATTCAACGAATTAGCGAACTTCATTTCCACGGACACCAAGCGATATACAAATCTGATATTGACGGGGGAACTCGAAAATGTGGAGTGAAGGAATTATCTACTGCCCGTCGACAGGCAGCAAGTACAAATACTGGGTCAAGCATTATGAGTAAAGCTCTCCGTTCGGTATCGACGGCGGTAAAATCAGTAAGCTGACCATTCGCAAATTCGGCGAGACCCGCGACCTTTGCAGCTATGACAGGGGCTGGGATATCGAACCGGGTGACGAAGTCAAGGCGGTCTACACCATTATCCTCAGCAAGTACAACTAAAAACGAAACAACCGAAAGACAGACACCCCGACAAGGGGCTGTCTCTCGTACAGATAGATTTTGATGACTTCTTCGGAGGTCTTTTATTTTGCGCGAAAGGGGGACGACGATGCCTGAATTCAAATACAAACCAACACCGCTCATGCTTCCAACCAGCCGATACGATATACGGCGAGCAGATTTTGCGGTTAATTTTATATCCATGCTCAAGCACACCACCGGCGAATGGTATGGAAAACCGTTTAGGTTGATGCCGTGGCAGGAGCAAATTATCCGTGATATTTTTGGCATCGTCGGAGAGGACGGTTATCGGCAGTTTCGCACGGCGTATGTTGAGGTCGGCAAAAAAAACGGCAAGTCGGAACTGGCGGCGGCAATCGCCCTCTACCTCCTGTTCGCCGATGGCGAAGCGGGTGCTGAGGTCTACTCCTGTGCCGCCGACATCAATCAGGCGAGTATTGTTTTCAATACTGCCAAAGCGATGGTCGAGCAATGCGGCGATCTGGCAAAGCTGTCAAAACTCGTGCCGTCAACCAAGCGGATTATATTCCCGCACACCAACAGTTTTTATAGAGTGCTGTCCTCGGAAACAAAGTCCAAACAAGGCTTCAATGTTTCCGGTCTTATATTCGATGAACTCTTCGCCCAGCAGACCCGCGAACTATTCGATACCATGACCAAGTATACCGGAGATGCCAGGCGTCAGCCCCTCTACTTCCTCATAACAACCGCCGGCAGAGACAAAACGAGTATCTGCTACGAAGTTCACCAGAAAGCGAAGGCGGTGCTGGACGGCTCGAAAATTGATCCATCCTTCTATCCTGCCGTGTTCGGCATTAACGAAGACGATGATTGGAACGACGAAGCCGTCTGGCGGCGGGTCAATCCATCCATCGGCGTGACGATTCCCTTTGAAACGGTGCAGGCCGCCTACGAGCAGGCGAAGCAGAACCCCGCCGAGGAGATGCATTTTCGGCAGTTCCGCCTGAACGAATGGTGCAACGCTGACATCCGCTGGATGCCCATGGATAAATGGGATGCCTGCGGTGAGAACCTAAACCCTGAAGACTACGAAGGCCACGAGTGCTATTGCGGGCTGGACTTATCGTCTACAGGCGACCTGACCGCTCTTGTTTTGGTGTTCCCGCCGGGTAACGGTGAACAAAAATATACGGTGATGCCCTTCTATTGGCTACCTGAGGATGTGATTGACCTACGGACACGGCGCGACCACGTCCCGTATGCCGTATGGAGGAAAATGGGTGTATTCAATACCACTGAGGGCAACGTGGTGGACTACGACTATATCGTGGCGTTCATTGCCAAACTATCCGAGCGATTTAGGATAAGAGAAATCGCTTATGACCGCTACGGCGCGGAGAAAATTCGTCGGGATCTTGAGGAACTGGGAGCGGAACATGGTTTCACGGTATTTCCATTCGGTCAGGGCTTTATCTCCATGTCGCCGCCATCGAAGGACTTTTACCAATTTGTGATGGAAAGAAGAATTAGGCACGACCGCCACCCCGTTCTTGACTGGAATATGGCAAACGTTATTGTCGATCAGGACGCGGCCGGCAACATCAAGCCAAACAAAAAAAAGTCGACTGAGAAAATCGATGGTGTGGTTGCTCTTATCATGGGACTTGCACGGGCCACCATCGGCGGCAACGGTATCACCGAAAGTGTCTACAACAAAAGAGGATTGTTGGTTATATGAGCATATTCAAAAACATATTTCATTCCCGTGATAAGCCAAGGAATCGCCTTCCGGGTAGCGATTACAGTTTCTTTTTCGGGAGGACGGCCAGCGGTAAAGCCGTCAATGAACGAACAGCCATGCAGACTACGGCGGTGTACGCGTGTGTGCGAATCTTATCTGAAGCCGTCGCCGGGCTGCCGCTGCATGTTTATCGGTATAAAGATGACGGCGGCAAGGAAAAGGCCATTCAGCATCCGATATATTATCTGCTTCACACCGAACCGAATCCAGAAATGACTTCATTTGTGCTGCGAGAAACACTGATGAGTCATCTTTTAATTTGGGGCAACGCCTACGCGCAAATCATCCGAGACGGTTTAGGACGTGTATTGGCACTGTATCCCCTGCTGCCAAACAAAATGACAGTAGATAGAACGGCAGCTGGGCGGCTCTTTTACGAATACCAGACTGATACCGGCTCAGTGATCCTTAATCCGTCGGATGTGCTGCATATCCCCGGTTTGGGGTTCGATGGTTTGATAGGTTACTCCCCCATCGCGATGGCCAAGAACGCCATCGGCATGGCGATTGCCTGCGAAGAATATGGCGCGTCTTTCTTTGCCAACGGCGCGAATCCCGGCGGTGTGCTGGAACATCCGGGTGTGGTAAAAGATCCGAAGCGTGTCAGGGAAAGCTGGAACACCGTGTATCAGGGCAGTAGAAACGCACATCGGATCGCCGTACTGGAAGAAGGAATGAAGTTTCAGCCTGTTGGCATTCCTCCTGAGCAGGCGCAGTTTCTGGAAACAAGAAAGTTTCAAATTAATGAGATTGCCCGCATATTCCGCGTGCCGCCGCACATGGTGGGCGATCTTGAAAAAAGCAGTTTTAGCAACATTGAGCAGCAGAGCCTTGAATTTGTGAAGTATACATTGGACCCTTGGGTGGTGCGCTGGGAGCAAGCCATACAAAAGGCGCTGTTCTTGCCCTCTGAAAAACAAATATATTTTGCAAAATTTAACGTAGACGGGCTGTTGCGCGGCGATTACCAAAGTCGTATGAATGGATATGCCATCGGTCGGCAAAATGGGTGGCTATCCGCCAACGATATTCGTGAACTGGAAGACATGAACCGCATATCGGATCAGGAAGGCGGTGATCTGTACATGGTCAACGGCAATATGCTTCCGATGTCGCAGGCAGGTAATTTTTATAATAAGGAGGCAAACGATTAATGAAAAAATTCTGGAGTTGGGTGCGTGACGAAACCACAGAGGAACGCATCCTCTATCTCAATGGAGTTATCTCCGACGAAACCTGGTGGGGCGACGAGGTAACCCCTAAGATATTTAAAGACGAGCTGCTCGCTGGTTCTGATATGGTCACGGTGTGGATCAATTCGATCGGAGGCGATGTATTTGCGGCAAGCCAGATATACAACATGCTCATGGATTACAAGGGTAACGTGACTGTAAAGATCGACGGTATCGCGGCAAGTGCCGCTTCTGTAATTGCCATGGCTGGCGGTGACGTGTATATGTCCCCGGTATCCATGCTGATGATTCATAACCCTTCCACCGTCGCCGTTGGAGACAGCGAAGAAATGCTACGAGCCAAGGCACTGCTGGACGAGGTCAAGGAAAGCATCATCAATGCTTACGAGTTAAAATCCGGGCTGTCCCGTGCGAAACTCTCTCGCCTCATGGATGCGGAAACCTGGATGAATGCCAACAAGGCAATTGAACTGGGGTTTGTGGACAAAACCCTATTTACGAAGGGCGAAACGCCCACTACCGACAGCTTAATATTCTCCCGTATGGCGGTTACCAACTCCCTGATCAGCAAGTTTCCAAAACAGCCAAAACCGAAAGCTAAAACCCCGATTGAGACGCTGGATAAGCGTCTTTCTTTAATCGCCCACTAATTTTTAGGAGGAAATATAATGAATAAAATACTTGAACTGCGTGAGAAACGCGCAAAAGCATGGGAAGCCGCAAAGGCTTTTTTAGATTCTAAACGCGGAATTGACGGTCTGATCTCATCCGAAGATACCACAGTTTATGAAAAGATGGAAGCGGATGTTGTGGCGCTTGGCAAAGAAATAGACAGGCTGGAAAGGCAAGCTTCCATCGATCTTGAACTCTCTCGTGCTACCAATGAACCAATCACCAATGCGCCGACCCGGGACATCAAAGAAAAAACCGGACGCGCATCCGCAGAGTATAAGAAATCATTTTGGAATGTAATGCGTAGTAAGGCTCCAAATTACGATGTTCTGAACGCTCTGCAGGTAGGTACTGACAGCGAAGGCGGGTATCTTGTACCCGACGAATTTGAGCGGACCCTCGTTGAAAGTTTGGAGGAAGAAAACATATTTCGTAAACTAGCGGGAATCATCCAAACCGCAAGCGGCGATCGGAAGATCCCGGTGGTGTCCACAAAAGGAACGGCTGCGTGGCTGGATGAAGAGGAAGCGTATACCGAAAGCGATGACGCATTCGGCCAGATCTCTATCGGGGCATATAAGCTGGGGACCCTCATAAAGGTTTCCGAGGAACTGCTGAATGATTCAGTATTCAACTTGGAAAATTACATCGCTACCGAGTTTTCCCGCCGGATCGGCGCTAAGGAAGAAGAAGCTTTCTTTACCGGAGACGCTGACGGAAAACCTACCGGCATCTTTGCAGCAACCGGTGGAGCGCAAGTTGGCGTGACGGCAGCAGGAACAACGGCCATTACCGTGGACGAGATGATTGATCTCTTCTATTCTTTAAAGTCTCCTTATCGTAAAAAAGCTGTGTTTGTAATGAACGACGCTACCGTGAAGGCCATCCGTAAACTAAAAGACGGACAAGGCCAGTATTTATGGCAGCCTTCGTTGACCGCCGGTACCCCCGATGCGATTCTGAATCGTCCTGTATATACCTCCGCTTATGTTCCGGCGCTTGGAGCCGACGCCAAGACAATCGCTTTTGGCGATTTCGGCTACTATTGGGTTGCGGACCGCCAGGGTCGTTCTTTTAAACGCCTGAATGAACTCTTTGCGGCAACCGGTCAAGTCGGATTTATGGCAACACAACGCGTGGACGGAAAATTGATCTTGCCCGAAGCGATCAAGGTTCTTCAGATGAAAGCGTAGGTAAGTTATGAGTAATGTAATAAATTACACCGAGCAGGGCGGCGAAAAGACGGTGATCGGAGGAACGTTGGAGATAAAAGAAGGGGCGTCAGTAACAGGACTCCCCTCCCCCGTTCTTCCGGTTGCGACTGAAGCCGTTTTAGGTGGCATTAAATCCGCGGAAAAAAGCGAAACGTACACGGTTGAAGTCAGGATCGGCGAAGACGGTAAGCTGTATGTTCCAACGTATCCAGTGGAAACTGAAGTTCCGGTTGCGGCGAATCAGCCAAATAGCGCGGCATCGGATGTTCCGGGATTGCTTGCTGATTTCAATGCGCTTTTGTCAAAACTGATTGCCGCGGGGCTTATGGCAGCGGAATAAAAGGAGATGAGCGCAGGTGGTCGTTACACTTGAAAAAACAAAAGAATATTTAAGAGTCGAATCTGCGGGCGAGGATGCGCTCATTACCGGTCTGATTGAAACGGCGGAGGATATCGTCGCAGGTGTCCTTCGTTTTTCGTTATCTGAAATTGAAACCATACCGGGGCCTATCGAACAGGCCGTCATATATATTGCGGCGTGTTTGTATGAGAACAGGGACACCTTGGATATGCCTAAAGTCCTAAGAACGGCAATCGGGTTGCTTGCGCCATACAGGAAGGATGGTTGGTGATGGAAATTGGAAAGCTCAGGCATAAAGTTTCATTGTTTCAAAAAACAGTCACCTATGATGAAATCGGACAGGCGGTTGCCGGCTACACCTATTTTAGTACAGCATGGGCAGCGGTTGAACCGTTATCGTTCAAGGAATACCTGGCAGCAGGCAGCGAACGCGCAAGCAAAATGGTACGAATCAAGCTGCGGTATCTGCCGAATATATCAGCGGATATGCGGGTTGTGTATGAAGAACATACGTATGAAATCTTGAGTGTTCTGGATAAAGAACTGCGGCATATCGAATTGGAGCTTCTATGTGAGGAAAGGCTATGAATATACAAATTGACAGAATGCAGGACGCGATTGCAAAAGAACTTTTATCGTATTCAAAAAACGCTGCCCGAAAAGTCAAAGAGGTCTGCGCCAATGGTTCCAAAACCCTGCTGAAAAACATTAAACGTGATTCTCCGGTCAGGACAGGCAAGTATAAGCGGGGATGGAAAAACAAAGTGCTGTTTGAAAGTGAGGATGAAATTTGCACCGTCACATACAACACGCGATATCAATTGACGCATTTGCTGGAGTTTGGACACGCAAAACGAGGCGGCGGTCGGGTACGCGCACGACCCCATATAGGGAAGAATGAAAAAACGGCGGTAGTGACCTTGGAGAATGAGATCAAGGAGGCGCTGAAATGAAGCTTACAGATATACATGCGATCCTGGTATCCACAGGGTATCCGGTGGCGTTCAGTCATTTTGAAACTTCGTCTCCTCTGCCCTATCTGGTATACCTAACGCCGTATTCGGTGAATACCTATACAGATGACACGGTCGCTGTATCCGCCACGCATTATCAAGTGGAACTGTATACCGATAAAAAAGATGTAACCGCTGAGCGAAAAGTAGAAGACGCTCTAGCGGTTTTTTGCTGGGAAAAATCACAGGACTATCTTTCGGAAGAAAAGATGTTCCGAACAATCTATGAATATGAGGAGTTTGATTGATGGGAAACAAAATAAAGTACGGACTGAAAAACGCGCATTATGCTGTCATTACAATAACAGACAATGTGGTTGCCTATGGCACGCCCGTCCGGGTACCCGGTGCGGTATCAATGAGTTTGACGCCGGTAGGGGAAACGACGCCTTTTTACGCGGATGACGTGGAATACTTTACGGCGATTGCAAACAACGGGTATGACGGTACGCTCGAATTGGCGCTGCTGCCGGACGGTTTTCGTAAAGATGTGTTGGGCGAGTTCGAGGACGCCAAAAAGGTGCTTTTTGAAGACAGCAGCGCCACACTAAAGGCCTTTGCGCTTTTGTTTGAGTTTACTGGCGACACTAGCGGCATCAAACATGTTTTGTATAACTGCAAGGCAACGCGTCCGAATCTGGAAAGCACGACCAAAGGGCAGTCGATCGAAGCCAAGACTGAGACGCTTAATTTAACGGTGCGGCCAGCGATTGATACCGGGCTGGTGAAAGCAAAAAGCACGGACGAAGTGGCCGAAGAGGATATTACCGCATGGTATACGGCGGTGTATCTGGAAAATGAATCGACGGGAGTGTAGATGAATGGAAAAAACAATTGTAATTGGTGATAAAGAACTGTTGCTGAAGGCTTCAGCAAAAAATCTATTGGTTTACCACTCTCAGTTTGGTGAGGATTTCTTTTCAGCAGCAGGGTCTTTGGTACACGTTGGTATGGATGGCACGGTAGACTTCAGGAAGATATCGAGCTTGGATGTGGCGCGGCTTGCGTGGTGTATGGCCAAAACAGCGGACGGGGCGCTATTGCCGTTTGAGGAATGGTTTGCAGAACTGGATACCTTTCCGGTGCTGGATGTATATACCGAGATCATCGAGCTCATAGTGGTGAACATGACGGCAAAAAACGCGGGAGCGGCGAAGGCAGAAAAATAACGGACGCGCTGCTGATCGCCGCTGCAATCAAAATGGGATACTCATTGTATGATTTTTCGCTGACCAGCCTGGGATTATTAATGGACAGTATGCTTGCGCTGGATGAAGATGCAGAGGTTATGGCTGCGCAGGATGATTTTAATCGTTTTTAAGGAGGGTTTAAATGGCGGCAACTATTAAGGGCATCACAGTTGAAATAGGCGGAAGCACAATTGGCCTGCAAAAAGCGCTTGCGGAAGTAAACAGCAAAAGCCGCAGCCTTCAGTCTGAACTGAGACAGGTTGAAAAGCTGTTGAAGCTGGATCCCTCTAACACCGAGCTCTTAGCGCAGAAACAAAAACTGCTTGGCGAAGCGGTGAAAACAACGTCTGAAAAACTGGCCAGTTTGAAAGAAGCCGAAAAGCAGGTTCAAGCGCAGTTCAAAGAAGGAAAGATATCGGAAGAACAGTATCGGGCGCTGCAACGAGAGATCGTCAAAACAGAGCAGGAGTTGGGTCGTTATGAAGGACAGCTGAGCGATGTAGCGAACGAAAGCAAGAAAACCGGAGACGCTACCCAGGATATCGGTAAAAAAGCAGATGAAACCGGCGGCAAGTTTAATATGTTTGCCTTTACTGCCGGATCAGCCATCGGAAACCTTGTGGCAGAAGGCATAAAGAACCTCCTGTCTGCGTTGGCAGATGTATCAAAAGAGATCACGCAGATCGGCGTTGCGTTTTACGATGCAACCAATCGCATTGAAGCGATGCTGGGCGTTACGGAAGAAGAAGCGCGCCGGTTTGGTGATATTGCTAAAAATCTATACACAAATGCATTTGGCGAAAATGTAAACGAAATCGTGAATGACATAGCTATACTGCGGCAGAACATATCTACTCTTACGGATACCGAGCTTGAAGGCATGGCGGAGGGTATCTATACGATTAATGATCTGTTTGGAACAGATTTCCGGGAAGTCACAAAAAGCGCCGCTACACTGATGCAGAACTTTGGAATCAAAGGCGATCAGGCTCTTGATATCATAACGTATGGTTTCCAGAACGGTGCGGACAAAAGCGGCGATCTACTGGACACCTTGAATGAATACTCTGTCCAGTTTAAAGGCATGGGGTTTGACGCCAAAACCTTTGTCGGGATTCTTGTGAATGGCGCGAAAGCAGGTGCGTTTAACGTTGACAAAGTTGCTGATGCCGTAAAAGAATTTGGCGTAAGAGTAAAGGACGGAAGCGTAACAACCGACAATGCTTTTCGCAGAATGGGATTACAAACGGATGATTTGTCGCAGCGGTTTGCAAGAGGCGGTAAATCCGCACAGGATGCCTTTTACGAAGTCATAAGGGCGCTTGAAAGCATGGAAGACCCTGTATTACGTAATATTACTGGTGTAGAACTTTTCGGCACCATGTGGGAAGACGTTGGCGAGGATGTAGTATTATCACTTGATGATGTAACGGATTCCTTTGGAGATATGGACGGCGCAGCCCAAAAAGCGACTGACAACCTCTATGATACCGCAAGTGTTAAATGGGAGTCTGTAACCAGGACATTGAAAACCGCATTTACTCCAGCAATCGCGGCGCTTGCAGATACGCTCAATACAAAGCTGGGTGATCCAAAAGTACAAGCTGCGATTGAAAACATAAGCGAAAAAATTGGAGAACTGGCATCAAAAATTACAGACAAGCTGGTCGAATTTTTAAATTCCGACAGTTTTTCAAACCTCGCCGAGGACCTTCTGGAACTAAGCGGCAGCATCGGGGACGCGCTAGTGTATTTCATAGAGTACCTGCTTCCGGCTCTGGTTGACGGCTTAAAATGGATGGTCGAAAACAGAGAAACCATCACAAATGTAATGATGGTTCTGGGCGCGGCGTTAACAGCCCTTGGAATCGCGACCGGCAACGTACAAATGGCGCTGGCCGGTGTTGCGATGGTCGGTGGCAGTGTAATCGGTTTAACAGGCATGATGAACGAATACCTGGCCGAGAACGAAGAAAGTATCAAAAACTGGTCGGAAAGCAGTCAACTGTATGTCGGCGAAGCGCAGGGGTTTTGGGATAATTATTTTGCCCAAACCGCAAACGGGCTTCTGTCAAATGTAAACTGGCTTGAAAACGACGCGCCCGAAGCGCTGAGAATCTGGGCCGAAGATAACGGAATTTATACCAGCGAAGCGACAGCCTGGTGGGATAACTTTAAAGTCGGAACTCTTCGAAATTGGACAGAAACGGTTGAAGGGATGAGCGCCGCATGGAATACAGTGAAGGAGAATTTGGAAAATGCATGGATTGAAATCAAAACGGTTTTTCTAAACGCGTGGAACGCTATCAAAGAGAATTTCCTGATGCCGCTCAAAGAAGCGTTTATGGCGATACCAAAAGCGTTTAAGGAAGCGTTTACCTTTGAACTGCCGCATATCAAACTGCCGCATTTCAGCATCAACGGAAAATTCTCGCTGGATCCGCCGTCCATACCCACCATCGGCGTTAACTGGTATGCAAAAGGCGGTATATTTTCTGCGCCGTCCATCATCGGCGTCGGCGAAAAAGGCAGCGAAGCGGTGCTGCCCATCGACAGATTGTCCGGAATATTAGCCGACGCATTATCCAAAATGCGGATGAACAATCAAGTGGTTGTAAATGTATATCCAAGAGAACTAAGTTCCGCGCAGACGGATTATTTGGTATATAAGGTCAACAGAACGTTGGGAGGGTTGGCTCGTTGAGAACTTTTTTCTTAGAAAACGAAACAGGATCGAGGATTTCGCTGATAAGCTCGGTTCTGTTTTTTAATTCCCCTACCGGCCTTGGATTTAGAATGAGCCGCAGCTATGCAAAAACAGACTCTGGTTTCTATTCTACTTTAGACGAATATTACGAACAGCCGGGGATAGCCGGAGAAATTGTTTTTACGCATGAGCCCTATACGGCTTTTAGGACGCTTGTTGATTTTGTAGCGACCGCTAAAGCGCTCAAGTTGGTATACCGTCCCCAGACGGTAGAGTACTACATGGACATCTGTATTGACGTAATCGAAAAAACTGAACTTGAAAAAAACAGAACGCTGGTGTGCCCCGTATCGTTCAGCGGCCTTACGCCGTGGTACCGAAAAAACCCCGTACTATTCGAGTTTGCCCCAGCCGGAGAAACTAACACCATGCGGCTGCCTTTCCGGTTTCCGTTTGTATTTGCGCAGGGTGTATCCAATACAGCAAAGGATATATCCGCAACTGGACATTTTCCGGCAGAGGTTGTATTTGAAGGAATGGGGCCACTCCTCTCCCCTTCCCTGACATTAAAGAACAAATATACGGAAGAAGTATACGGAAAAATCACCCTGGATAACGTGGTTATAGATAGCGGAGAAAAACTGATGTTTTCTACCCGCACCAACGACATCGGAGTAACTTTGCTTTCAAACGGAATCGTAACGGATCTGATTGACAAGATTGATTTAACGCAGAACACTTTTTTCAAAGTACCGGTGAATACGCCCTGTGAAATCATACTAACGCTGGAGAATACCTTGTCCGGGTCCTGTTCCCTTTTCCTCTATGAGTATTATATGGCGGTGTAGCGATGATTGGATATATTAAAGACAAAAAAACGTTTCAAACTAAATGTGCGGTTGCCTGCATTGACTATGATTTGACCCTGTGTTCCATCTACGATGAAAAAAGTACTGTAGCTATTCCAAAAAACGAATTCGTAAACAACGACGATTTTATCTATTTGGAAAACGGCTATTTCGGAATTATTCAAGCGATAGATACCAAAGATAACTTGTTTGCTCTATCGTGTAATGACATTGGTAACCTGTTTTCAAGAAAACTGTTTCCGCCAGACACCATGCCCGAGACAATTGAAGCGTTTATCAGTGATCAGATCCAAACACAGTTTATTGAATGCACGGACGAACTATACGCTATCCCCTTTATACAGGTAGAGGCGTTGACCGGTACGCCGAGTACAATGCGTCCGGATGTTGAGGATGGCGTATTCAGTTTAAAAGGATACATCGCCAAAGCACGCAGGCTGCACAACGTTTTTGTCGATTTTAAAATACTGAAGGATACGCTTTTTATTCAGATCCAGAGAAAACCGATTGCGACACATACGATTGATTTTTCGGACCGATCATTTGAAGTGCTGGAAGAGAACTATTCATCGAATAGTACGGCAAAAATTACTGCCAAAGCAGAAGATACTGGGAGTGTCTCAAACTGGTATCTATTAGATGATGGAACAACCACTAACACCTATCAAACCCAAAATCGTGCCAACGGGAACTGGGATACGCTTTTTATTCACCGGGAAGAAGATATCCCTGAACGGGTTGCTGCGTTGTTTGCTAAGAACACGTATTCGCATTTGATTGAATTCAGGCTGCCGGATTCGAAGATGAAATATGAGTTTTATGATCGGCTGCGTATTCGTACAAAATCAGGGCTAGTTCTTTATTCTTATGTATCCGGCATTCGGAAAACACAGGCGACCTTTACTACAATACAAAGCGGCGAGCTCAGGGTGCTGTTTACCGATCAGAACAAGGAGGTAATTTAATGCCGATAAACGGTTTGATTTTCGATGAACGGGAAAACAAAGCGAAAAACTGGGGGCATATTTTTAAAAACGTATTTGGCGGGGACGGTATACTCACCGGCTGTGAGGTTTCATATGTTTCCGATACGGTTACTGTCTCAGAAGGATATTTTGCAGTATGTGGCAGAATTGTTGAGATTGATGGAGACGCTAGCGCCGGCATTTACGGTTTATCAGATGGCGTATACAAACTGGTATTTCAAATTGATTTAACACAACCTGCCAGTGCTGCATCTTTTGATCAGGGAATATTCGTTTTTCTTTCTGATCCAGATGTATTGACCAAAGAAGATATCAATGCGAACGGGACCATCTATCAGGCTGAGTTCGCCGCTGTGACTATCTTTGGAGGCAGTATAACATCTGCGGTTCGAAATATGAGTCCGATCGTGCGCACAAAACAATATACGGGAACACTGACTTCTGCCGGTTGGTCCGGAAGCGCCGCGCCTTATACACAGACGGTTACTTTGCAGGGAATCAGTACCACTGACAATGTTGTCGCAAGCGTGGACTTCAATTCCGCAAGTCTTACTGCACGGCAACAGGCGCGAGACGGATGGATCTATGCAAAAACAGTCGTTGCAAACGGCGTGATCTTTGCCTGCGACGGGACAAAACCAACGGTAAATATTCCTATGAGCTTTCTGGTGATGGGGTAATTATATGACGATAATTAACAGGATCTATCAAAGAACACCGGGCAGGTCTGCGTTGCAAAGTGAAATCACAACCTCTGTGGCTATCAGTACAAATCTTCGGTGGACGACTGCTTCCTGGAATACGTTTTCCGCTCGGAAAACTGAAGCGAATGCAGTAAATACCAACCTTCATGCTACCCAGGCACAAATCGATGCCGCAAGACTCAATCTGTACAATGCCAGAGTCGGACTTGTTTTGCAGGCAATTACGTTATCCTTTACCGGTTCGTGGAGTGGACAAGGGGTATATAACACCAGAAGCGGGTATTGCTGTATTTATGGTACAGGAACACTTTCATTTAACACGACGGCCAACAATGTTGAATGGTGGGTTTTAGGCGGCGGTGCCGGTGGCGGCGGATGCGGGACAACAGGTACAGGCGGGTCGGGCGGCGGTGGCGGTGGCTATTGTTACAGTCGAAAAAGCGGAGGATATGATGGCGGTGGTTTTCAAGTTTTAAATGGCGATTATGCTGTATATATCGGCGGCGGTGGTGCCGGAGGAGTAGGATACAGCCAAAATGGAGGGGCTGGCGGAAGAACATGGATATCTCAAAGATATAACGGAGGGGCGGAATGGTTCGGCGCTGCAGGTGGTGCGGGCGGCACAAGAAATGCCGGTGGCGCGGCGCCGGGAGGAGCAGGTGGTTCGGGCGGCGGCGGCGGGCAGTATTACACGTATACCGGTCAAGGCGGACAAAACGGTGCAAGCGGTACGGCCGGGCAGTATAACAACGGAACGAATGCAGGTGGAGCCGGCAGCGGCCGAAACATGCATATCTTCCAGGAATCAAGCTGGTGGTCGGATCAGCCTTATGGGTCAGGCGGTGGCGGCGGGTGTCATAACGATCGGGTAAGCTGGATGGGATCTGCCTGTCATGCCTGGGCCGGAACGTCTGCAAGAAATGCGGCGGCGAATACCGGGTGCGGCGGCGGCGGCATCTGGTACGGGTACGGAAACAACGGAACAGCCGGAGGTTCAGGAGCCGTATGGATTCGCTGGTATGACTGAAAGGAGAAACAATATGAATTATGCGGTTGTCAATCCAACAACAAAAAGAGTTGAAAATATTATCAGTGCCGATTCGTCAGTAATTGAAACAGTGCAGAATGCTTCAGGTATGCTGATGATACCCGCCGAAGGAGTTCCTCTTCAAATATCGGATACATTTGATCCGGATACCGGGTTGTTTTTCAGAGACGGGACCGAAGTTTTGTGCATACCCACAGTTTCTGAAATGATTCAAAACATGATCGACGCGTATACTAAAGAATTGATTGAAGGAGGAATCTTATAATGCCGGTAACGATTCTGGTTTCAAGCCTTCGGCGGCTTTTTATCAAAAGCGAAATCAACAAAGAAAAGCTGGACAGCCTTCTTGGCGAAGGAAAGGTTGACCGGGAAGGCTACGAATATATTACAAAGGGGGATGAAAAATGATTGAAATCACAACAATGCTGATGCCAAAATCTACGGGAAGAAGCGGAAGAAAACTGAAAAAGTTTGTCGGCGTCACCATACACAACACCGGCAACGCGAGCAAAGGCGCGGGCGCCATGAATCACGCAAAATATCTTCAGGGGGATGGAAACAAACGAAAAGCGTCCTGGCATTATGCAGTGGACGACAAGTGCATCACACAGTCCATCCCGGATGATGAGGTGGCGTTGCATAGCGGTAAGAGCGAAGGGAACAACACCACCATTGGAATCGAGATCTGTATGAATCCCGATTCAAATATTTTAACGGCTACAAACAACGCGGCAGAGCTGTGCGCATACCTGCTCAAAGGGCACGGCATGACGCAGGCTATTAATCGAGTAAATGTGTTTATGCACAACCACTGGAGCGGCAAGGATTGTCCGGAAAAGCTGCGTCGGAACATCCCGTATTCATGGGATGTTTTTTTATCGAAGGTAAACAGCTTTTTAAGAAAGGAGCAACAGCCGGCCCCAAAACCGGACAGGCTTCTTAAATTGAAATCGCCTATGATGCGCGGCGAGGATATCCGGTTGATGCAGAGCAAGGTTGGCGCCAAGACGGATGGTATTTTCGGACCCAAAACGGAAGCGGCGGTTGTGGGTTTTCAAAAAGCAAACGGGTTAAAGCAGGACGGAATCGTCGGTCCTATTACCTGGTCAAAGTTATTTTAAAGGAGAAATAAAAAAATGAATAGACTCAAAAGCTGGGCGCTTTGGCTTGCCATTGGCGCTCTTATTGGTTTCTGCGTAAAAGAGTTTTCGGGGATCGATATCTCCGAAACCGTAAATGGAATTCTGAACAGGGTTCTTCCTATCCTGGTCGGTTTTGGTATTGTGAATAACCCGACGAACAGGGTAGGATTATGAGCGCTGAATCGTTGATTGCGCTGCTTGCTTTTCTGGGGACCTGCGCAGGGTCTCTTTGCGGCGTGATGGCTTCAAATAAGCTGACGCTGCACAGGATTGCACAACTTGAAAAGAAAGTTGAGAAGCATAATAATCTGATGGAGCGTCTGTACAAGATTGAAGAAAAAGTTGAATTAATGGAAAATCATTGATGAGCAGGCCCGCCGTTGCGATTTCTCATTCTCCAGGTATTTTCCCCGATACCTTTATAAAACTGAATAACCAGCATATGCTGGTACGCAAGTGCCCCTCTTCTGTCTGTAGACGGTAGAGGGGCGCTTTTTATTCCCCCTCCGAATGGAGGAAAGTATATGACTACTGCTCAAAAAGAGCGGATTGAATACTTACGCGGTAAAAATGACAGCTATGCAGCTATCGCCGCCGATCTCGGTATGTCCGAAAACACCGTCAAGTCCTACTGTCGCCGAAATAACATCGGCATTGCGATAAAGGATGAACAACCCGTAACTACTAGTACCTGTGCTAACTGCGGATGTCCACTCCGGCACACGCGGGGTTCTAAGCAAAAACGTTTCTGTTCGGACCAGTGCCGTATGGCTTGGTGGAAGGCACACCCTGAAGCCGTAAACCGTAGAGCCGTATATCATTTCGTATGCCCGATCTGTGGCACGGAGTTTGAAAGCTATGGTAACGCACGTCGGCGGTACTGTTCCCGCACCTGTTTTGGGCGGTCACTGAGGGCTTGCCATGAGTAAAGATGAAGCAATCCTTCGCTACAAGTCAGCTGTGGCGGTGTGTAAAAACTGGCACGCCAATGGCATCATTTCTGATGATGACCTGCAGGTAATAGATACAATACTTGCCCAAAAGTATGGTTTATCCTCGTGCAGTATATTCCTCGAAAATGACTTGCTATGTAAGGAAAAAAGAGTGATATATGGTAATGCGAAAGGAGGCCATTATGGGCAGAAAGATAACAAAAGTTGAACAAACGGTGCCATTACCGACCAGACAACGGGTCACAGCCTACGCTCGTGTTTCCTGCGGAAAGAACGAGATGCTCCATTCCCTTGCCGCTCAGGTCAGCTATTACAGCAATCTGATACAGGGCAAACCTGAATGGGAGTATGTCGGCGTGTATGCAGACGAAGCGGAAACCGGCACGAAGGATTCAAGACCTGAATACCAGCGACTGCTTACCGACTGCCGGGCGGGACAAATCGACCTCATCCTCACAAAATCAATCAGTCGCTTTGCAAGAAATACGGTTGCTTTGCTTGAAACTGTTCGAGAACTCAAAGACATCGGTGTTGGTGTGTATTTTGAGGAGCAAAACCTGCACTCGCTTTCGGGAGATGGAGAGTTGATGCTCACTATCCTTGCAAGCTACGCACAGGAGGAAAGCCGCTCTGTCAGCGAAAACCAGAAATGGCGTATCAGAAAAGATTTCAAGGAGGGCAAGCCCTCCAACAACATCCGCATTTACGGGTTTGACTATAAGGACTTCAAGTTAACCATTATTCCCGAAGAAGCCGAAGTCGTGCGAATGATATTCGCCGACTATTTATCGGGGCTTGGCAAAAATGCGATTATGAAGAAACTGATTAGACTCGGAGTCCCCACCAAGTGCGGTGGCCGCTGGTCAGAAAGCACCGTAGGCTCTATTCTGGGGAACGAGAAATTCATCGGTGATACGTGCTTGCAAAAAGGCTTTATCACTGACCACCTTACAAAGCAATGGAAGTTAAACAGCGGTGAGCTGCCGAAATATTATATCGAAGGTAGCCACGAAGCTATTATCGACAAAGCAACCTTCGAGGCAGTTCAAACTGAGATAGCTCGAAGGGCGGCAAAAGCAAAACGCCCCCGAAAGCTAATATTCAGCGAGTTCTCGAGACTTATCACCTGCGAAAGGTGTGGAGCTAAATTTTGCAAGAAGATAAACGCTGCCGGTACAAAATATGCCAAGGTGGTTTGGGCTTGCGCTACCTACACTTACCGAGGAAAGCACGAATGTGCCGCCAAGCGAATACCCGAGGACATACTCAAAGAGAAATGCGCCGAAGTTCTGGGGCTTGCAAAATACGATTCCGCCGTATTCACGGCAAAGGTCGCAGCGATAGTAGTTCCTGATGACGGCATTATTGTATTCACTTTCAAGGATGGTTCGCAGCGAACGGTCACTTGGAAGAATCGCTCCCGACGTGAAAGTTGGACTGACAAGATGAAGGAAACCGAAAGAAAACGAGTGATGGGAGGTACGGATAATGGCTAATATACGAGTAATCCCTGCCACCGCTACTATCCTTTCGGCTCAGGAAAGAAATTCAGCGGTTAAGCGGCGCGTTGCTTTTTATGCCCGTGTCAGCACCGACTCATCTGAGCAAAAAACATCCTATAACGCCCAAGTGGACTACTACACAAAATTCATTAAAAGCCATCCCGACTGGGAGTTCGCCTATGGATACACGGACGAGGGTATTTCAGCGGTAAATACCAAACGACGCGAAGGCTTCAAACAGATGGTTGCAGACGGCCTGGCTGGTAAGTTTGATTTGCTTGTTACAAAAAGCGTCAGTCGATTTGCCCGAAACACCGTAGACAGCCTAACCACGGTCCGAAAGCTGAAAGAGGTCGGGTGTGAAATCTGGTTTGAGGAGCAGAACATTTACACGCTGGATTCCAAGGGCGAGTTGCTCATTACGATTATGAGTAGTTTGGCACAGGAAGAAAGCCGCTCAATTAGTGAAAACGTGACTTGGGGTCAGCGCAAGCGAATGGCGGACGGCAAGGTCAGCCTTCCGTATAAACAATTCCTCGGCTACGAAAAAAGTGAGGACGGCCTACCGCAAATAGTTCCTGCCGAAGCAAAAATTGTTCGGCTCATCTTTCGGCTCTACATGGAGGGCAAGACATTCTCGGCAATCGCCAAACATCTCGAACGGCACAACATTTCATCACCTGCAGGTAAGAAAACGTGGCAAACAGCGGTGGTTCAGTCAATCCTGACCAACGAGAAATATAAAGGCCATGCCCTACTGCAAAAGACTTTCTGTGCTGACTTCCTCACGAAGAAAATGGTCAAGAACGAAGGACAGGTTCAGCAGTATTATGTCGAAAACAGCCATCCCGCCATTATCGAACCTGATGAGTTCGATGCAGTTCAGCTTGAAGTCGAGCGACGTAAGAACCTCGGCAGACCCACGAGCAGCACGAGTATATTTGCATCCCGACTTATCTGTGCGGATTGTGGCGGTCGATTCGGTAAGAAGGTCTGGGGCAGTTATAAGGGCGATAAGACCTACCGCAAAGAGGTCTGGCAGTGTAATGATAAATATAAACGGCTTGGCAATCCCGGAAAAGGATGTAAAACACCACATATTTCTGAAGAAGAAATTAAGGAAAGGTTTTTAACAGCTTTCAATCAACTGATAGGTGACCGCGATGAATTGATTGAAGACTGTCGCCTTGCTCAAAGTGTCCTTTGTGATACGACGGAGATTGATACAGAACTTGCTGAATTGTTTCGCGAGATTGTGGTTGTCACGGAGCTTTCCCGAAAAGCAATTTATGAAAATGCTCAAACTGCCGTCAATCAGACGGAATGGACGGAGCGTAACAACGCCTACCTTGAACGCCACCGCAAGGCCTCAGAGCTTGTAAATAAATTGGAAACCGCCAAACGGGAGCGGCTTGGCAAGGGCAAAATCATCGAAGCCTTCATCAAAGACATCGAAAATCGTCCACTTGCCATAGCCGAGTTTGACGAACAACTGTGGCTTGCTGTAATCGACCAAGTGACGGTTGACCAAGATGGCGCAATGACATTCAAATTCAAAAATAGCTCGGAAGTCACAGCTTAACATTCAACTATTTACGGCTCGCCAATCGGCGGGCTGTTTTTTTTGCCGTAACAGTATCTTTTAACGATTACAAAGCAAATCGTTAAAAGATGCACACCCCCAGAGGTCAAATCGTTAAAAATAAGTGCTTAATAGCCACAGGTTTGTGTCAAGTGTCCTCCGAAAAAAGCTATTCAAAAACACCAACTATTGCTACAATGCAAACCTCCAAAATCGAAAAAACCCAGTATTACTGGACTTTCGGGCAAACAAAAAACCACCTACTGACAAAATTGCTTTTATCAATAGATGGTATTTGATTTGGTGGAGGCGAGGGGAGTCTTACTCTATCGCTGACGCCAGTCATTACTCGTGCAGATTTATATAAGGCCTATAAATAGAGGTTTTTTTTAATTTGATGGGTGCTTTCATTAAATATTAAAAAGGTTCCAATTATTAGCCTTAGCAGAAAGTAATTAATAATTTGCCGGGCACCGTCTGTCGTACAAAATTCATATTTATGATTCCCTCCCAAAAACATCAACCATATAAACAAAAAAATCGGACTTACTTAAATCATTATTGCCCAAGTACACTGCCGTCAATCGCATTAATGCTGATCAATGGCAATTGATACGGCGCATTTTGATACGCCATCATAAACGGATCCATATCCGAATCATAGTCTCTCCAACTGCCATCCGCTTCCTTAATTTGGCTGACACTATGTATATGGCCATAAACATTCCATACAGGAATGAGCAAACGGTGATCCCTGTCATCTTTCTTTGAAACAATTAAATATTCCAGCTTTATCTTTTCAATGAAAATCTCTTCTTTGAGCAATTTAAAAGAAGGATCAAACGTAGTGAAATCTGCTTGAAACGTATTAAGCAAATGACTTGAAATCACTTCTTGCATTTCTTTATAGGATATTGTTTCAACGTTTTCATTGAGCATCTCCCCAGTTTCATACGGAACCGTATAATCAAATTGTATAACCCCCGTATCATCCACAAATACATTGAGTTGCTCCCTCTTGACCAACAACTCAAATTCTTCGCTTTCCAGATTCCCAAAAGACATTTCTCCAACTGGTACGTTTCCATTGATAAGCCGTGTAAAAGATACGCAATAGGTATAAATATCCTCCGCCTGTGTGTTGTCCTGTGTTCTCTTTTGGACGATTTCTGTTAAGAACGGCACAAAGTCACCTGCAAGTCCCATTCGCTCCAGCAGTTCACTCGCCTGCCCTGTTGCCTGCTCCGCCGTTGTATACAAAAGATTGGGAAGGGGCGCCTCAAACACGGAATCCGTCATAGTGTGCGTATTGGCATTGAATCCCACTTTATCATTTGAAAACCGCAGCACCCCACTCCCCGTATCATTCAAAATTCCTATATACGCCGGCTCGGGCAATCCGATATCCGCCTGCCCTATAATTTCCGCCTGTCCGCTTTGCAGATTTAACGGAACGGCTTCCACATTCTCCGGCGCATCGGGTAATTGAGACTCATATTGGGAAATTTTTTGATTGATCGTATGAATCATTCTTTCTTTCAGGTCGCCCGGGATATCTTCCGCTTCCGATTGCAGAGTATAGATTTCATTTTTATATGTTGTAATGATTTCATAGAGTTGGTTTTGAGTAAGGGGCATTAGCTCATAGAATGCCGCGTCTCCAAAGTAGCCTTTCGCACACCGGTTCAGCAATTCTTCAGGAACAGCTTTCAGCGGGGTAACCTCATATACTGGATATTGGGTAGCAGGATTATCAATATCCGCATTTAACTTAATTACAAGCTTCCCGTTATTAGAAGTAATGTCTTCTGCTTCCATTCGGTCCGGAATGATATTAGAAGTATTATGCGCTCCAATATCCGCAATTTTTTCTTCCATAACACCTGCATTTTTGTCAATAACAATGCTTTCATCCGGTGTCGGCTGGCAACCGGTGCATATCCCTGTTACCAAAGCCGTACATACTGCCAATACAATAATAGATTTCTTTTTGCTTTTCAT